GCAAGCAAACCTATTACAAGGATATTTTCAGACACACATCTGAAAAGCTTACAATTAACAATTTAAGTGATACAACGTCTAGGAAGAGGAACGAAGAACCAAGTTGATCGTCCCCTGGAGGCAAGCAAACCCAAAAGAAATTGTCAAGTAATTCTACTAGATTATTACAATAAGTCCTTCAATTCTCAACACTCAAAACGACCTTCCCACCTCGTAACCCCTAAAGACAGCCGAGATGCCACGCCAGTCATGCAGCACTTACCTCCCTGCTCTTCACCTATTTGTTGTAATAGAAAGGAAAGAAAAATGCTTTATTGTACATTCTATTCAAGAAAAACTCCTAAACAGATTACATTTGAAGATCTGTTAAACAACCCTTTTATGACCCTTGCAGAAATTCCTCAGGAAGAACAGAAAAAAGTAACTATTGCTATAACTGAAGAATATGGAAAACAGTTGGCAGAAAAAAGAAATCTGCCAACAGCCACTTCAATCTATGATGATGTAATCAAAGAATTAAAAACTGAAGAACATTACAGACATTTTGAAATACCAAAGAAAAGCGACCCAAAGAAAAAGAGACCGATAGATGCACCTGATGATCTCGTAAGCGGTATACAGACATACTATAAAAACTATATTGAACAATACCTCAGAGTGCTCCCACATAAAGCAGCTCATGCTTATGTTGAAAAAAGAGGAACACTGACAGCAATGCAGCAGCATCAGAAAAATGAATCTAAATGGTTCCTCCAAATCGATTTAAAGAACTTCTTCAACAGCATTACAGGAACCTGGTTAAAAGAAATGCTGTTAAAAGTGTACCCGTTCCCGTACATCGATGAAACAACATTAGATAACATCGTAAAAGTATCATTATTAAATGGAGCATTACCTCAGGGAAGCCACCTCTCCCCTACTTTAACCAACATCATTATGGTTCCTATTGATTATGCTATCACAGAAAAACTACATAATTACAGAAAACACCATTATGTATATACCAGATACGCAGATGATATTACGATCAGCTGTAAATATAAATTTAATCCAAAAGAAATCGAAAACGTAATCAGAGAGATCTTCAGAGATTTCAATGTACCATTTCATATCAATGAAGATAAAACAAGATTCGGATCATCCTCAGGAAGAAACTATCACGTAGGCTTGATTCTGAATAAAGATAATAAAATATCTCTTGGACACGAAAAGAACAATAAATTCAGAGCAATGCTCTTCAACTTCTGTACAACAGGATACGAATGGGAACTCAAAGACGTTTATAGAATGCTCGGTCTGATCTCCTATTACAAATCGATTGAACCCGATTTTGTAAGTAAAACACTAGACAAATATAATAAAAAATTCAATATTGATATTTTAACAACAGCTAAAAATATGACCTCTTCATCATCTTTTGAAGAAATAACCTTTGCACCTCAGAACAATGATCCTAAATACGAACTCCCATTTTAAGAAAAAAAAACTAAAAACTAAAATAAAAACTAAAATAAAATAAGAATTTTATAAAGAATACTTTCATTAACTTGAAAGGCTTACAATTAACAATTTAAGTAATATAACGTTAAGAGAAAAAAGCCCGCAGCCATCCAGCGTGACTGCCCGTCAGACCTCTTATTTGATGCGGATAAAGACTTCAATACAGCTCAGTTGTCATCTAAATATGCCAACACAGAATAATTTCTCAATAAATTATTCCTGTACGACATATTCCAACAGACATCAACCCGAGTTTTCCAACATCCTACCGGTACTCTGCAGATCTTCTTCCGGCTATCTTCATTCCTTCTGTTTATAAAATTCAAACTCATTTCTTTATTAGGATAATTCAATGAAAGCAAATACTTTACTTGAATGCTTACAATTAAATAATTTAAGTACTTTAATGTGTAATGAGAGAATCCGAGCTGCCAACAATGAGCAGCAGCTCTTCTTCAAGAACTTCAATCTGGAGGACCAGCGAGAGAAGTGCATACGTACCGAAACAGCTTCCTCCCGGATCAAAGATCCTGGACTCAGCTGAACTCGGTACTCTGCACACACCTCGCGGTCCGTCCAGATCCTCATTTCTTCTGTAATAAAGAAATTTATCATTGAAAAATAAAAGAAAAAGATGTATAATAGCCTTACAAATCAAGACAGGTAACGAGATTCTTTACTTAAAATTCAGGCAACTATTCCATATAATTATGATTATCGGAAGAGTTGGATCAAATAAGTATCTAGTCACCTACTGATTTGTAGGTGCTTTTTATTATGGGTGTGTGGTGCAATTGGCAGCACAGATGGAAAGACACAATCCATGATCATGCAGGTTCGAGTCCTGCCACACCCTGTGCTAGAGGCTCAGCACCATTATATTTTTTTAGGTTAAGAACTTTATCCGACTCTTAGCCAATTATCAATCCCTTTAATCGAAACCAGGAAGCTGCTATTCCCTTCCTGGTTTCTACCCCTTTGGGGAATGGTGTAACTGGAAACACATCAGACTTTGACTCTGACATTGTAGGTTCAAGCCCTGCTTCCCCAGCCATAAAACCTTTAGGATATTCAGTAGCCCCGGGTTCTAAACCATGCTTAGATCGAGAAACGAGAGGTTAAGAACCGACCTATCAGGTTAGCACCCTGACATACAATTGTATGCTCATTATACTGAATCTCACAATTAATAATTTGAGAACTACAACGTTATTACTCAACTTTAACCAGGCATTAAATCAGTTTCTTAGTTTTAGAATCAGAGCTTCTAAAACTAACAAACACATTTATTGCCAGGTTAAATAATCTACGATTTTGTAAAGGTTTAACTATGATCCTATCTGAACAAACAAGACGCTGGACAGAAATTCAATTCTATTATTTCTGTCTGGATCTCTATCATATCAGAAACAATATGATAGATGTAATACTCTTGATCGAAGTTGTTTGCCAGATAGCAGAACTCAATTATCCAATGCTCAAATCTATTGCAGGAAAAATGATGGGAGACCCTATATATCTCCCCCACCGCGATGAAGTAGTTTCCTTAGCACATGCAATGGGAAACGGTTATAAAAATATTGCTAAAATAACTGATTTATCTATTAATACGATTCGAACAATTCTAAATACTAACAGAAACAAAATTACAACTCCCTACCCTATGTTTGAAATTCCTGAAGATCAGGAAATGTATAAATTTATTCAACAATTCTCAGAAATCAAGAAAGTAGGTATCTAATGAAAAAGACTAAAACAGAATTCCAAAAGTACAGAAGTATTTTCGCTAAACTCGATAATCAGATAAAGAAAAATGAGAGCAAAACAAATAACTGATATTCCAATTGAAGAAGCTTACGAACACTTAGCGAAAAGCATTGTAATCCAAGCTATAGAAGATTATCGAAAAATACTTCATAACCCCAGAGTAAACAATTACCAAAGAGTCAGAGGAAATAAATTAGCACTTGAAAGCTTTTTCAGATCTGATTGGTGCTACCTGCTCTCAGGTTATAACGGAGAATACCTTATAGAAATAATTCAGGAACAGGAAGGAATAATACATGATTAAAGAATTTATTGCAAAACTGTTCGGTATTGAAACTTATTTTGATGTAGCAATGGATCTATATCAGGAAAATGAACAGTTAAAAAAGGACTTCTATGAAGCCTATACAAACGGAAAACGAGATGCAAACTATAAAATCGAAAAAGAACAATATGAACGATTACAGGAACTTTGCGATCTGGAAGAGATCGAAATCGAAGATCTTGTAGATATCTTAGGAGAAGATTCTTATGAAACTGACCAAAGCACAATTTGAGGAATGCTGGAACATCTTCACAGCATTAGGCGAAACAGGATTATATATGAACCATTACCAGCTGTCAGAATGCACTAACATCAATGATCCTATCCAATGGAAAATGTTTCTGACAGACCCGAAAGTTGTAGATTACATCTCTACAGAAATGAATATTATCCGTACTGCAGCTATTAATGATATGGTTCACAAAGCTCCTGATTCCAATTCTGTGGGTCAATCTCAGCTTATCAACGCATTAGGTAAATTAGATGAAAAATCGACTAAAAAAGAAGGTCCAGTTTTCATCTATTCTTATGTTCCTTTAAACGATGAACAAAAATACGCACCAAATGTACGTACTGTAAATGCGGAAGGAGTTGAACAAAATGAAGACGGAAGCTGGACAATCGAAGTCTGAAACAATGTATGAACGAATACGTGGAGTCCCTATTTCAAGACCAAGCAGAAAAGAAACAACACTATGCCCTGTCTGCAGATATGCAGTCATGGATCTATGGAATTACTGCTCTCATTGCGGAACACATTTAGTACCTGTAAAAAAGGAGATTATCAATGATCACAATAACAAAGACCAGAGTTGATGGATTTTCAGCAGCTATCAGAGGTATGAGAAACCCTATGGAAAGCTGGAATAAATCAGATTCTAAATACAATAATCTTAAGATCGGTGAAAACGATCTAAAATTAATGAAAAAATTAGTTTTAGCAGGAACAGACCACAGTAAATTCATGCGTATGATCAACGTTACATGTGATATCGATGCTCCCATTTACTGGTGGAAAGAGTTTGATACATACAAAGTTGCTACAGTCAGAAACTCATGCTCCACAATGCACAAAATACATGCTAAAGAATTTGAACTATCCGATTTCAGTACGGAGCATCTGGATAAAGTAGCAGTTAAATTCTTTGAATCTATTATAGATGTCTTGAATTACTACAGAACAATGTTCATAAACACCAAACATAAAGACTGGTGGTGGCATCTAATACAACTTCTCCCTTCCTCTTACAATCAAAAAGCAACTGTTCAGTTAAACTATGCAACACTCAGAAATATGTATTTCAGCAGAAAAGACCATAAATTAGATGAATGGCATAAATTCTGTGATTGGATAAAAACCCTACCTTATTCAGAAATTATTATGATCGAAAAGGAATAATTATGAAATTAAGAAAATATCAACAGGAAGATGCTGACTTCTTAGCATCTCTCCCCTGCTCTGCCTGCTTCAATGAACAACGTACAGGCAAAACTCCAACAGCATTAGAAACTATTAAACTAAGACATCTTGAAAATAAACGAATACTCATCATAACAACCGCTTCAAGTGTTTATCAATGGAAAGAAGAGTATGAAAAATGGCTGAACAAACCATGCCAGATATGTATTGGAACCCCGACTACAAAAAGACAAGCTGTATCAAACTGGACTCACGGACTGGTGATCTCCTTAGACAGCTTCAAAGAGACAAGCAACCGTACTGGACTGATAAAACCAATTTTAAGTGCAAATCCATCAATGGTCATACTTGATGAAGCACATAAAATAAAAAATCCAAGAACAGCTTCAGCTAAAGCTATGTTCAAAACCACAAATATTCCATATCGGCTGGCATTAACAGGTACTCCAGCACAAGGAAGACCTTATGACATCTACAGCATACTTAGGTTTTTGTTCCCGGATGATTTCCGTGGGTTTTGGAAATTCCTAGAGCATTACTTCGTAATCGAAGAAGAAACTATTTACGTTTCAGGCAGACCAAGAACAATAAAAACATATGAAAAATTTCAACCTGGCAAAAAAGAAGAACTACAACAATTCTTATCTACATTTTCAACACAAAGAAAACGTAAAGATGTGATGCCTTGGTTACCTAATAAATTCTATGAACGAATAAGATTAGACCCAACAAAAGAACAGCTAAAATATCTGAAAGATCTAGAAGAAACATATCAAACAGAAGATGTAGTAACTGTAGGAACTTTAGATCGACTGATCAGATACAGACAAATATGTTTAGACCCTGGACTAATAGATCTAAAAGGAAAATCTCCTAAAACAGAATGGATACTCCAATACTTAAATGATTACCCTGATGAACAGGTTATTATTTTTTCCAAATTTACAAGTTATCTGATCAGACTTGCTGAACATATTGGATACCCATGGGCAATGTTAATAGGTTCAACAACTCCCAAACAACGTGGAAAGTTCATTAAAGATTTTCAGGCAGGAAAATTCAGAGTATTCCTAATAAACATAGATGCAGGAAAAGAAGCTATAACATTGGACGCTGCAAGCACTACGATATTCACAGATAAATATCCACCTATTGGAAGCATCGAACAGGCTGAAGACAGATTCATAGCTTCTACTGAAGAAAAGGCTCATAAAGCACATAAAATCATTGAATTATGCATGAAGGATACCTTCGATGAGCAAATGTATAAATTGCTGGAACTGAGAAAATCAGAGACAGACATTATAAATAATTATAACCACTATCTAAAAGAAAGGAGAAAAGAGAATGGCAATTAATCCCCTCTTTCAGTTTGAAGAAGCCACAAGAGAAAAATCAAAGGCTTCTATTTTAATTGAAGGACTGTCCGGAAAAGGAAAATCAGGACTTGCTCTATTACTTGGATATTATCTTGCAGGAAAAGACTTCAGTAAAGTATTCGATATTGACACTGAAAACAATTCTGTAAACCTTTTCGTAGGTATTGACAGCTCAGGTGGCATGAAATTTCAAGGATTTAAGCATGGAAAATTTACACCTGATCTCAAATACAAGCCAAGTCATTATGAGGAATTCAAGGAATACGCCATCAGTGAAGGAGCAAAAGTCGTAATCAACGACAGTATTTCACATGCCTGGACCTACGAAGGAGGTATTCTTGATCGTGTTGCAGAACTGAAGAAACAGAATGCACGTTATCAGAAAGACTCCTACGCAGCATGGGGCGATGACGAAATCGTTCAGGAAAAACAAAAACTCATGCAGCTTTTCAGAGATGCAAGATGCCATATGATTGCAACTGTAAGAGTAAAAGAAAAGATGGAATATCAATTTAATGCTCAGAAAAACAAAAACGAACTTGTATCTCTCGGAGAACAGGAAATCATGCAAGCAGATGTTAAGTACGAACCTGACCTTGTACTTCATATGATTGAACCAGGAAGAGCTACAGGAAAAGACATTAAACATCCAAGAGCCAGAGTCGTTAAATCAAGATATGTAATTCTAAAAGAAGGAGAAGAATATGACTTCACTCCTTCCCTTTGTGAAGATATCGCAAACTATCTGGAAGAAGGAACTTCTCCTGAAGAAATTCTTGAAAAACAAAGACAGGAATACATTGTAGGAATCTCATCATTCCTTGATGGACATAAAAGTAAAGTTAATGTTTGGAACGTGCTCAAAGAAGACAGAGGTTTTAAAGATGTATCAATCAATGACATCCCTCTGGATGATCTGAAAGCAATGTTTATTACACTCACTATTGATTAAGAAAGGATATCAAAATGGCAGACATCAAAACAGAAGCTGTAAAAGAAACAGCAAAGAAAGAAGTTAAAACAGAAAAGGCTAAGACAACTACAAAGCCTGAAAAGAAAGAAGCAAAACCTAGAAAGCCTAGAGCAAGAAAGGTAGAAGATCTGATCAATGAAGCAACAAAGAAGATGACAGATAAGGAAAAGGATATCCTGATTGCTTTCCTTAGAGAAGATTCAAATAAGCTTAAGAATCAGATTTCTTCCTTAAAGCAGACCGTTGAATCAGCATTCGCACAGTGCAGAGAAGTTGAAGCACAGTATGAAAGCATGGAAAACTTCTATAGAGACTCATTGAAGTACATTGACGGTCAGGTAGTAGCATTCGCAAACGCAGTAAGAAAATCAACAGTAGGAGGTGCAAACTAATGGGCATTATCAACATGAACTCTTTACCAACAGAAAAACCATCAATGGGAACAGTTATCCCAAAAGGACAGTACATCGCTACAATCAAGAAAGCTGAAATGAAACAACCAAAGGATGACACAAAACCAATGTACTTTTCAGCAGAATGCGATATTACAGACCCAGTTTCAGCAACAAGCATGGGAAAATTCTGGATCAATCTGTTTGAATCAGAAGCCCCGCTTGTAAGATACCAGCTTGCAAGGTTCATTACAGCTCTGCAGCTTCCACTTCAGGGAGAGTTTGAACTGAAAGACCTGACAAAGATGGTAAATGGAAAGAAGCTAAAGGTCGATATTCAGCCTGAAGAAAGAACAGATAACAAGGACCCTCAGAGAAGTGTTGTAGATATTTCAGCACAGTGCTTCTATCCTATTCAGGATCCTGTAGCACAGACAGCTGAAGCTGTATTTGCAGGAGAAACCGCTGCTCCAACAACACAGACCCCTCCCGTAATGGCATCTTATTAAATATAAAGGAAAAGGACAATGAGCTTTTTAACAGAATACTTTGATATAACAGACGATAAAACTGAAGTACCTGTATGCTGCCCTTTTCCTCATTATTTATCATCAGGATATGAGTACTATGAGGAACACCCATCAGCACATGTGAACACAATCAATAATTTATTTCACTGTAAAGTATGTGGTCAGTCAGGATCAGAATCAATGATGATCCAAAAATTACTTGGTTGTAATACAAACACCGCACACAAACTGGAAGCTTGTTTCGCATCAGACGAAACAATAGATGTTTGGGAAGAAGAACTTTCTATCAGTGAAAAAACAATTGAAAAAGCCAGATCATTAGGTATTTCAGATGAAGTAATTGAAGAACTAAAAATCAAAACTCCAGAATTTGAAGACGGTGTTCTCGCATTTCCAGTATTCATGTTTGATCATCTATTAGATGTTAGAAGATATAATCCTGGAGGCAACCCAAAAGTTCAATCTAGAAGAGGTTGTCCTTCAGGACTTATTATCCCATTTAATGAATGGAAAGATACTGATAAAACAAGAACTACTTTACTCTGTGCCGGTGAGAAAGATATGGCAGTAGCTCGAAGTCAAGGCTTTAATGCTATAACTCTCACTGGCGGTGAAAACTGTTTACCTGCTCAACCAACATATTTCAAAGATAGAATCGTAGCTATCGTTTATGATAATGACGAAGCAGGATTAACAGGAGCTTTTAAGGTTGCAAATGCAATATTTAAATATACTCCTTATGTAAAAGTAGTTACAAATTTTCATGAATGTTTAGGACCTAAAGAAGATATAACAGACTTCTTTACTAAATATAACAAGACCAAAAAAGACCTAATAAACTATATTGAACAAACTCCCTTCTATGAAGGTAAATCAACATTAAAAAAGAATTATCCTGTAATGGATCTTTTAAAAGCATCATCACCACAAAATATAGGAAAAATGATAAAAAGCAATGTACAGGTAGTTGCAGTATCAGAAGCAACATACACCTGCCCTTCTCATCTATATGCTGAAAAATTTGCAGATCCAAAAGACGGAGATGCAATGATGAAAGGCGATTTCAAAGAATGGATATTAGATGAAGACACAGTACAGGACACACTGCATATGTTTGATAACAATTTCCGAGAAGATGCTATCAAAAGAAACTATAAAAAAGTCCTACATATCATGGACAAAGAAAAAAGTGTAAAGATCGATATACAGGAAAGAGTAACAATGTTCAAATGTTTTCTGACTGATCTATATGAAACAACTGATACAACTTCAGTACAGCCTATGGAATATACTGCATATTCTATAGACAACAAACTGGAATCCGGTCAGAAATATTTGATCACATATAAATTAGTCCCACATCCATATAAAGGTCAGCAACTGATAATGCTCATCATGGATGCTGAACAAGCAAATGATTCAGTAACAGATTTTGAATTAACTGATCAAGTAAAAAGTTCATTACAAACCATCCAAAATATCGAAGGTGATGTAGCAACAAAAATCAATAATCTGACTGAGAAAATCAAAGGTTTACTTGGTTATAACGGTATCAATACTTTAATCCAATCGGTTGATCTCGCATTCCACACACCGTTACAATTCAACTTCCATACAAATAAAAATATTCGAGCATACTTAGATACGATCATTGTAGGTGAATCCAGAACAGGAAAATCATCAACAGCGGATTGCCTAAGACGTTTATATGGATTAGGAACATTTACCAGTTTGGCAGGTAACTCTGCAACGATACCAGGACTTATCGGTGGTAGTAATAAAACAGCTACAGGTTTTCAGACAAGAGCTGGAATCATACCGCAAAACCACAAAGGTCTGGTAATCTTTGAAGAGTTTGGTAAATCAAATAATTCGATAATAACCGAACTAACAGACATTCGTTCCAGTAACGAAGTTCGAATCACCAGAGTTGCTGGAACGATCACCCTGCCAGCCATGGTAAGAATGATCTCACTAACCAATCCCAAAAATAAAGACGGTAATATACGTTCAATAGCATCCTACCCTAACGGTATAGCAGTCCTTACAGACCTCGTAGAAACCGCTGAGGACATCGCAAGATACGATTTGATAGTTATATTGCCTGACCGAGGAAATGCTCAGATAGACCCATTTTGGGTCCCTGAAGAACCTCTGGAAGAACAAGTCTACAAAGACAGGATCAGATGGGTTTGGTCAAGAACAGCAGAACAAATCATTATAGACAGAGAAACAGAATTATATATCGTAGAAACTGCCAATAAACTAAACAGTATCTATGAAGGTCATATCAAAATATTTGGTACTGAAGCCTGGAAAAAAATAAGCAGATTAGCAATAGCAGTCGCAGGTTATGTCTGCAGTTCAGACGAAACTTACGAAAACATCATTGTTAAAAAAGAACATGTAGATTTCGCTGCTAACTTCCTCATTAATCTATATGACAACCCAACATTCAAACTAAAAGAATATGTCAATTATGAAAAACAATACTCAGAAATAGATGATGAAGGAACATTAGCATTACAGGATATCTACGATAAAAACCCTATGCTAGTCCTGACACTTGAACAGAGTAGTTCTACAAGTAAAAACATTCTAATGGCAGCTACAGGCATGGAGCAGAAAGAACTGAATATTGCTCTGAATAGAATGACAAAAATGTTATTTATTAAATTCCATAATCACGACATCATCCCAACTGAAAGATTCAGAAAAGGATTAAGTCGTTTATCACGTAATACTTATGCACCAAAGATAGGAGAAATCAATGCTGAAATACCAATGGAATTCATTGACGATAACGACCCGTGGAGATTTTGATAAGTTAAAGTCCATAGTCACAAACACAAAACCGCAAATAGGTGCGGTAGATACTGAAACCAGCGGATTGCATATAATCAATGACAAACCATTCGTAGTACAGTTTGGTTTCCTGGATATCCCTAATATGCGAGGATTTACATTTGCAATAGATTTGGAATCCTGTGCTTTTGCAGACGAAGTTCTCACATATTGGGATTCCGTAGCCCACACCCTGAAATGGTATATGGGACATAATATAAAATTTGATCTGCATATGTTAGCTAACATCGGACACCGGTATGAAGATTCAAATTTAACAGATACTATGTTTTGGATTCGATACGGGCATGATGCAAAACACCCTGAAGAAGGTGGTCCTGTATTAGGTCTGAAAGATTACGCCAGACATTATATTGACAGCAAAGCAAAAGAGCATGAAAAGAAGTTGGCAAAAGAGCGTTCTGAAATAGCCAAAAGATATAACAATATGTTAAAGACCATGTTAAATAATTCAGAAGCCAAACTTCCTGAACAATATAATACACGGTCATTTACCATTTCAGTTATTCACGATATGTTCAATGACTGCATATTTGAAATAGAAGATTTACCTGAAGATATAAAAACAGTTTATCTTGAATGGTTCAACTCTCTCCCACTCTATCTTCAAAGTAAAGTTCAATCAACAGTTGAATCAGAAATGATCAGATATAACGATCTGAACAGAAATAACTTACTTAAATATGCACATTATGACATCATATACACATTAGAAATCTGGAGTTCATTGGTTCATATTGTAAAACATCGTCACCAAGAAAGAGCAATAGATATTGAAAATAAGTGCTTACTACCTTGGTTTGAAATGGAACGGAATGGATTCCATGCTGATAAAGAATATCTTGAAACATCTCGTAAAAATCTTAAAGCTTATATCAAAGAAAGAAGAAAACTCTTCTATGAACTGGCTGGAGAAGAAATCGGTGTCAATCAAAATCCAGCAATCAAAAGAATTCTTAAAGACAGATATGAACTGGAAGTACCAAGTACAGGTAACGATGCCTTAGATAAAATCAAAGCAAAACTTGAAGAATCAGAACTAAAACAGTTCATAAAAGTTCTTCAGGAACTCCGTACTCTAGAGAAATGGTATTCAGTTTATATCATAAGATTTCTAAAAGACCTGAAAAATACAGATAGATTATACACAACGATCAATCAAGTCGGAACAGTTTCAGGAAGAGTTACTTCAGACTTTCAACAGTTCCCTAAGAAAGGAATAAAAGATCATAATGGAAATGAATTATTCCATCCTCGTAAAATCATTTATAGTGATACTGGTCTTGTTTATCTTGACTATTCACAAATCGAATTAAGATTCCAGGCACTATACACAGTCTTATTAGGACACCCTGATTACAACATGTGTAGAGCATATATGCCATATGACTGTTATCGATATCTCGATTATGAATATGAAAAAGAACAGTTTAATTACAATAATCCAGACCATATCAAAAACTATAAACAATATCTTTGGTATCACAATGAAGATAAGAAACCATGGTCTCCTGTAGATGTACATGGTGCTACAACAACAGCAGCTACAGGTAAAACTCCAGATGATCCAGAGTTTCATTCACTCAGATCCAGTATAGGCAAAAGAGTAAACTTTGCTAAAAACTACGGAGCTGAATTAGGAAAGATTCGAGAAATGTTTCCAGAAAAATCCTATGAAGAATGTGTAGTGATCAATGATGCTTATTACAAAGCTTTCCCAGGAATCAAACTTTATCACGAATTTTGTGCTCAAAGAGCATCAACTTACAGCTATACAGAAAACTTATTCGGTGTCCGTTACTACAACGTAAACGGACACAAACTTAAAAACATGTTGATTCAAGGATCTGCAGCCTTTTATCTCAAATGGAAAATCATAAAATTATATAACTATTGTAAAAAACACAACGTCAAAACTAAGTTCCAAATGCAGATCCACGATGAACTCAGCTGGGAATATGACCCTGCTGATAGCCCAGAATTATTTTTTACATTCAAACATATCATGGAAGACTGGAAAGAATCAAAGATTCCTATCATAGCAGATATGGAAGCATCAAATAAAACATGGGCTGATAAACAAGAAGTCGAAACACTTGAACAATTAAAGGAGATTTTAAAATGATCAGAATCGAATTAGAAAGAGAAGGTATTTTAAGCGTATCAGGACCAATGGATAATATCCTGACAGAATACACTACCCTCACCAGATTAATTCTTCATCGACTCAAAGAAGATTTCGATGAAGACACAGCATTCACAATAGTAGCCGAACTAGGAAAAATCGCAGCAGCCAATATCGATGAAATCAGCAGAGATGTTCTCAACATACATGAAAAAGTTGAGGAGGTGCTGACAAATGAATTATAAATATGAATACATTCTGGCGTTTGATCCATCAGGAAGTTTCAATGAAGGTAAAGGAACAACCGGATGGGTCCTAATGGATGCAAAAGAAAGGCTTGTAGCCAGAGGATATATTTCAGCTGAAGATTACAAATGTGCTGAAGAATACTGGAACGCACACCTTGATCTCATCAGATTCAATCATAAAAAATACGGAACAAATCTTATCGTAGTAATTGAAGAATACCTCTTATACAAAGAACGAAGCATGAATCAGATAAACTCTAAAATGGAAACATGCAGACTGATCGGAGTTATGCAATATATATGCTGGAAACTCAAACAGGATTATTCAATGCAGCTGGCATCATCGGTTAAAAACAGATGGTCAGATGAATTACTTTTAAGAGAACAGATACTCTACAGAAACAGAAACAATCTGATCCACACAGAATCCAACTTATCATTAGGTCTGGGTCATACAAGAGATGCATTCAGACATGCGATACATTTTGCAAGATGTAAAAACAAAGAACGTCCTAAAAAGAAATATAACAACAAAGGAGTAAAACGACATGGTTACTTTGAACGATCAAACTATTAAAGCAGATGCTGGTAAACCAAAACTTAGTCTTGTTCCCCCTGAAATAATCAGAGATATTGCACGAGTTCGTGAATACGGTAATAACAAATATCCTGAAGGTGGGAAAGATAACTGGAAAAATGTAGAACCTGATCGATATCGTGATGCCCTTTTCAGACATCTTTTAGCATATCTAGAAGATCCAACAGGTGTAGATGAAGAATCAGGACTTCCTCATCTCTGGCATCTCAGTTGTAACGCAGCATTTTTATGTGAACTAGATAAAGAAAAATACCAATAATAGGAAGCGAGGTAGAACCATGACAAAGGAAACAGCAATAGCGTTACTTAATAATCTTCGTGCGTTTGCGGAAGACGATGATGAACCTGCTATTGACATGGCAATAAAAGCACTATCAGCAGGTACCATAAAGTTTGATTTCAATAAGTATCGACCGAGTGTGAGAAATAAGGTAAATGATGGCACACCATCAGCCGAAGCCGTGAGCCGTGAGAGTTATATAAATGCTGTCGGCTATGTTGAATGGCTTGAAAAACTAATTGTTGATTCAGAAACATTTGAATGGGTATGCGAGAACACCGACAGGGAATGGTGCGAAAAGAATTGCGACTATTCATCAATTCAAACCGAGTGCTTACGGCATATGTACAGAAAGAATTGTAAAGATTATGAGTTGGCAACAGAGCAGATGGAACACGATGCCATGTATGAACCAACGTATAATTCTGAAGATGGAAGCATGTGAAAGGATGGTGAAGCATGAAGTATAGGCTACGAGATAGGATTTTGGATAGGATTATACTACCAATCTTGAGGAAGATAACAGGACATAAATATGGTTGCTGTGACGGATGGGCAAGATGTTCAAGATGCAAATATGTCAAAGGCGGTGATACAAAATGATGACTATAGTATCGTGGGCGTGTGCAATAATTGGTATAGCAGTGGCAGTCGCATTTGCGACAATTGTATTTGCCACAGCACTTGAAAGCCTTGAAGAAACGGAAATCGGAGGAGCGATTATCGATAAAATGCTCAAAAAGATTAAAGGCGGTGAAGAAGAATGACCATAATGATTATAGTGCTTATTGTTTGGAGTGCAATCAACACTTTTCTATCTATCACGGCAATACTTGGTGGCTTCAATAACCACAAAGATATAGAAGCAATAAAATCATGGTATCCATTTTGCGAAATACTCAAAATAAAATTAAAGGAGAAAAACAATGACAGACATTAAAAATTTATACGTATCCGATGATTTTGACCATACTCAAAAATGGACATCTGGATTCGACTTCAATAAACAAAATGCAGGTGTATTAGACTTATCTGAATTAGATATTGAAATAGATATTGCAAATATCGATCAATATCCTAATCAAGAATATGCTTTACTTCGTAAAAACGGATTAGGAACATCTGATTCTTCAGTCGTTCTAGGAGTTAATCCCTACACTTCTAAATCAGATCTAATAGCTGAAAAATGCAGAAATTATCTTACAGAAGATGAATTAGCTGTAGGAGACAAATCAGCTGTAAGAAAAGGTCGTGAACTAGAACCACTTATTATTTATAAACATTCACAAATTATGGATAGACATATAATTAAACCAATAGACATGTACAGACATAAAGATTACCCTTATATCAAATTTAATTTCGATGGAGTAATCGATAAACTTTATAACGATGATGGAACATATCAATATATTCCTGATGAAATCAAAGTAGTAACAATGTTTGGTATGAAGCACTATAAACCAAAACAAGCTACTTTCAGTGAATACACAGGCTGGAGAATGATTCCACCTCATTACGAAAAAGAAAACGTATCTATTGAAACCAAAGCAGATCTTTATGGAATTCCACCATATTATTACACTCAACTTCAACAGCAGATCTTTGGTTTAAATGCTCCATATGGATTTCTAACAGTTATGTTTGAAAAAGACTGGCAAATACACAGTTGGTTCATATGGAGAGATCAAAAAGTAATCAATAAATTAATACTTGAAGATACAAAGACCTGGGATATAATAGAACAAAAAAGACCTGCTGGATTTGATTTAGGAGTTAAAATAAGATCATGATATTCACCATACTGATTATTCTGGAAACAATATGTATAATTCCACTGACTATTATATGGTACAAAGCACAGCATAATAAATTTCCTGATGAAGCGGCAATCAACATCAATGCAGGATTCGTAATAGCTGCTTCTGTAATAAATTGGTTCTGCTTTGCTGCCTATGTCAGCGGACCTTCAATCTCTCCTACTTCAGGATTTTTTGAAGGAGATCTACATATTCCAGGATTAATATGGGCAATAGCCCCACCAATACTGGTCATAATAATAGCTTATATATTATTTCAAATTGCATACCATATCAGTTTTGAAATATTTATAGCTAAACAAAGAAATAAAAAAGAGGAGAAGAAGTAATCTTCTCCTCTTTTTTTATCTAGAATACAAAGCAAACTTATTAAATAAAGGCTGATGGTTAGGACGATAATAATCAAAACGCTTTACCATATTATTAAAACCTGTAGGATTTCGATATGAATAATTATATTTAAATTCCATCTTATAATATTCATCATAAGCTTTATATCCTGATAAAGCCATTCTTAAACCAGCATAACTATTTGAAGAAGAATATCCAAAATTAAACAATCTTCCTTTTACATTTAATGCATTTCGATACACTCTCTTATCTGGAACAATAGAAACTTTATCATAATGACCAAAATTAATCCAACCGCTATGATAACCAAACCGTCTCGTGTATCTATTAAAAGGATATAGAGTTAATAATTGTTGAAATATTTTATCGTTACTAGACTGATCATTACTGAGAACATATTTACCATCGATAGTACGCAGCATACCATCTTCCATATAAGTAGCATTATCACTAACAATATTAGTAGGATTAAATCCTAAATTATTAAAAATCTTCCAATCATTATATTTATTATTAGCTTTAACAACAACAAGAGGTGAAAGCCCATCTACTTTAACAAAGGCATGTTCTGCCTGACTCCAAATCTTACCACGAACACCATATTGATATGCACATAATTCTTGGAAAGATAAATGTTCTTTATTAAAACCGCCTTTAGTTAAATATTCCTCTTCTACAAACCTGCCTTGATTAGCATCCCAAAAAATACCCTTCTCTTCATAAAGATCACATACAGTGTCCCAATCAAGATTATCAGAATTAAGTCCTCCAGGAGTCTTATGCTTTACAAATTTACGTAAATTCAAATCATATTCCAAACCTAAATATTTTTTCTTAAGATCACAATATTTTTCCCACTCCCCTTCTTTAGTAAAGTCCCAAGTTCTGTTTAAACCCCCATGAATAAAATACTCAGGAGAAACAAACTTAGCCTGATTTTGATCATACAATCTACCCTTAGAAAGAAATTCTAATATACGCCTATCTTCCCAAGATAGATTTGGATTATTAAGTCCTATTTTTTCTCGATATTTCTTCTGAGACAAATCTACAACTTTACCTAATTGAGAATCATACCATTTCCCATCTTCAGCAAGCTGAGCTTGCCATTCTTCAAAGTCTCCTGTAAATGAACGGTCATAAGCTTTCACAGCACCAAATAAACTAGGCATAGCTGCAACTAACGCTTTATGAAGAGGCATATCTACTCTAGTCCAAGGCTGTGAATCTTTAAAATGTCGAACGTATCCGGCAACATAATTTACACCAGGAACACTTTCAGAAAGCTCATACATCCATTCTTCAGCTGAATGAGAGAACTGAATCTCACTAAATATATTGTAACTATCAAATCCCATCTCCATAATAGATGCTTTTGCTAAAGATCTCATAGGAGGTGAAACTTTAGATAAGAAAGCATCTGGACCTCCATAAAACCAATTCAAAGCATCTAAGTAAGAAGGATTAAGCTTAAAATATAATCCACCAGATCCTAATGGAATCCCTCCTGAAGCAATGCGATATTCTAAAGACTGATCTATATACCCATTCTTATCATCTACAACATTATCTATACCATTATATGAAGCAGCACCAAAAGTCTGTTCAATCCATCTCAACATTCTAGGATTCTGATCGATCTGTCTAATCCAATAATGTAAATTATTAAGTTGAAAAGTAGCAAAAGGCACAACAGCTTCCAAACACTTCATTCTCAACGTCTTATTATTATAATTAAAATGCGTATCAACAATATGCTTATAAGCTGAAGCATTAGTATGTCCTAAATCTCTCAAAGCAAGCAACTGTGAATAACGAACCAAAAGTTCTGCCTGAGACATCGGTGTAAGCATTCCACCTGCGATTTTATCAAATCCACGTTGAGCTGTCTTTACAGGATGTCGTATATTTTTAGTTGCTTTATCTATTACTTTTTCGGAAATTTCATTATAAAACCATTTTGTTGAATCATCTGAAAAAGTGAAAGAATCGTCTAACTTACGTGCAGAAAATAATTTTATAAAGTCATCTTGAGACATATTACTAAATAAATCAGGATCCTCCTTATGAGTTTGTTTCAATAAAGAATCTAACTGCTTTAAATCATATGCTTGTTCAAATCTTTGAACATCCGTACCTAAAGTATTAAATCTATCTATACCTAAAGCTTCGTCTTTACGTCCTCTAGCGAAGTATTCATTTATTATTTTTTTAGATCTTGTAGCTTCACCACCAGAAACACTATCATTAGCCATAAACCCAACTAAATCTTCAAAATCATCATACGTCATATATTTATCATAATTAGAAGCTTTCCAAGTAGCTTCAGAAATATCATTACCTGATTGCCGAATTATTTTTTGAGCTTGCATCAATCTTTTAGCAGCAATAAATTCATAACTCAAAGCCATCCCTAAAGATCCTTCATCTCCAGCGATTTTATAAGTAGCATCAATCCAGTTACGAATCCATGTACCGGGATGTGTAAGTTGAGTAATTTTTAAGGCAACAGTAAACTTAGACCAAAGTTTTAAAAATTTATTAGAGATTTCAGCATTATTAATAATATCTGTCATATTGATATATAAGTCATATGGAATATAAATCGCTCCATTACGCTTCGCCATCTCTACACCAAGAGTATCTTTAATTTGCATTTGTCTGATTTCAAATCCTGAACTAGTATTTGATTCATGAAGAGTAACACAAATAAACTCTTCTGGATCACGAAGCATTTCTAATAATTCTTCATTAGAAAAATTTCTGCCTAAATCTTTAATCTTACAAGGTGATTGTTCTCCAAAAAAGGTTTCAATATAATGTTGTTCAGATATAACTCTACCTGAAACTTCATCTAAAGTATTGGCTGCATTTAATAATGGGTCAAAATCATCAGATGAACTGCTAAGTTTCCAACTGTTTTCATAGTCTCCTAATAAGGATTTATCAAAACTATCATGCCCCCAAATACGAGAATCGCCTGTAAAATCTGTACTTAAAGTACCTCTGATAGTTTTACTGGAAAACGAAGAAGCTAAACGAATTTCTTTATTATATGATGCAGTTATACCTAAAGTACCTCTGGAAGCACCATCAGTCAAATCATCAATATCATCATAAACACCTTTAAGAAGTCTATATACATTTTCTAAAGCCTGTCGTTCTACTTTTCCAAATTCCCTTTCATAGCTTTCCATTATTTCATTAAACTCTGGAAAGCCTATTTTTTCCTCTTCAATTAAACGATACTCAACAGGATTATCAGGAAACCTTGCTATTAACTTACCATCTTCACCTCTATTAAATATTGGTTTAAACTGAGGATTAATAGATAGTATAATATGGTCACCTTCTTCAAACTTAATAAGATATTTAGAATTCATTGATTCAACACGTTCAATTAATTCCCTTACTTGTTTAGTATGAAGTTCATTCCCTGTCCGTGGTATTACCTTACGTAATCCATTAGTAAATAATACTTCTGATAATAACTGTTCATCGGTAGAAACTTTACCGTCAACATCACGAAGCATTCTATTAAGACGATAAGCATCAAATAATTCAGTACGTTTAACATTTAAACCTTTTTTAAAATGAACATAAGCCGACCAAAATTCTTGATTGTCATCACCAATATTTTTAAAAATATTTAATATATCATTTACATGATCAAATGCAGTTTGAATCCTAGAAGTCTGTAATTTAGTAAAATCAGAAGAACTGAAATAAGAAGATTGTTTCGCAATAGTTTTAGAACGATAATTAATACGAGCACGCATATCCTGAATCTCAGCTACAGCTCTTTCTTGTGGAGTGCGTAAACTATCAATATAATGAGAAACATTACCAATAGCATCATTAAAAATATATGCTTGATACTTATCATCACGAAAAATTCTCAAAGGAGATGCTGCATATATTTGACGACGATCACTATTCTCATCAGCAAATAATTTATTAGTACCATCTTTACGTTCAATAAATTTTTTAACACTACCTAACTCTAATTGAGAATTATTTAATAAGGTAAAGTAAGCAAAGAAATCTGCATCAGGAACGCTTTCGCCATTTGTAAAACGCTTTATATAATTGTCCAAAGGAACCTCTTTTGTGTCATGCCAAAATCCATCAATATATTTGAATATATCATTATATAATTTTTGAGCCATTAAATAAGCTTCCATAGGTGTAGAAGGTTGTTTAATATATCTCAAAAAAGAATATGGATTATACTGATCAACATCACGAGAAAAATGTAGTGCAAGGTCAATAACTTCACGACAAATATCTTCCCATGGTTCAATAATTTCATCAGCACCTGCACGAAGATTATACTGCATTTGATTATCAATCCAATCAGTAAATTGCTTCATAGCATGTAATTCATCAGTAGTAATTTTTTCAGTTGTTGTCCAATCAAAATATTTAGCAGCTTCTCTACCTCTAAACAAAACATTGTATGACAAATAAGACCACGGTCTATCAGGAACAGTAGCCTGGGCTTCACGCATTAAATTATGATATGTTTTAGCTGTAGCAAAATCATCATTCACATTTTGAATCATTTGAACGATGTTTTTCTCGTAACGATTTTGCATATGACCGACATCCTGACAAGCTAGTTGTAAATCATGTCGCATTTTTTGTAATTCAGAAGAATTAAGTACATTTGCCAAATCAGAATTGAATTTGTCAGAATTTGGAACCCCAAATTTTGCCTGTAACGATTCTTTTGGATACTTGTCGATACTTACCTTAGCAGGTTTTACAGTATTTCCATTAATATCTGCAACTTGTTTTGCAGATTCACCTGAAGTAGCTAACCTCTGTAAATCATGCAATGCCATTTCTAAAGCACGAGGATCCAAAAATTTAAAACCATTATCGTATTTACCTACTCTACGGGCAAGCCTAATAACCTGATCCTGTACAAATTCCTTTTGTTCAGCTGTAAGAATAACATCATCTTCTAAAGCACGGAGTCTGGCAAGAGTATTATGAGAATACTTCTCAATATCAGAAATATGACGAACAGCTCCTTTAGGAATACCAACCTGAAGATTCCTCATTCTGGCGGTAAGAAACTTAGTATCAAATCCATTAGCATTATGAAATACAAGACAAGGAACAGCTCGCTCATTACGTCTAACAGAACGATGCCACCATTTCTTAGGCTCAACAGTAATGCTGGAATCAGTAATATACTGATTGATAAACTCCATCATATCTTCTTCCGAACTGAAGATAGTAGTTCCATTAGCTTCTTCAGCATAGAATTTCTTATATGCTTCGAGCTTATCTTCCCTACTTGTATTAGCGAGTTTCGGATCTTTAGCAAACAAGCTATTCAATAATCCATCATCGATACGATTTAATTCCGCATCTGATAGACTCCGTTTATAAAGCGTTTCGCTTTCCTTACTTTTAACAATATCGAGTATATCCGATAATGAAGCATTTTCATCAATATGAACCCACTTCTTGAACGCAATAGAAGTAAGACCGTTACGGTCCTTGTTAAGACCACTGGTCTCAATATCTGAGAAAATGACAGCTCGTTCATTTTCCTGCAAAGCATTGTAATCCCGGATAGTAGACTTATCCCTGAGAATAGTGTAGAGCATCTGTACTCTAACATCGTTCATCGGATCAATATGTCCCGGTTGAGTAAGCTCTTCTAATCTTGAACGTATTTCAGGAATATCTATTTCATCCGCATAATCCTTAAATAAATCTGAATCAAAACTTCTGATCTGTACACGAGCACCATCAAGACTACAGCGTACTTCTCCATATTCTGCAACAAGTAAAGTTTCTAAATCTTCTATAAATCTTTCTGGAGCACTGAGAGCTTTATTCATATAATCTTTAGGAGACCCTTTAGTTATACCGAAAAGTCTATCTAAAACAGCGTACACTTGTCGATCAGTAAGTCCAGCAACATCATCAGAGATTGCATTACGAAATTCTGAATATGCTGTATTCATATCCAGTAAATCATTGATTTGCTTAAGAAGTTCATATACAGGATTATTTTCATATTCAATCGATGACATCCTCATATGCTTAACTTCATTTAAAGCTTTACCAATTTCTGTATTAGGATCACGTAAAGTCTCAAGAACTTTTTTAAAATTAGGATGCCGTGTATACTCATCAAAAACAGTAAGGTGATCAAGATGTATAGCATTATAATCTATATTTTTCCCAGTATAGTTTTCTATTGTTAAAGCATTATCATAAAGTTCTTTATCAACTTCAATCATTTTAGCTAGTAGATCATTATCGATTTCACCGCCCATAGTATAACGTAAATTCAATTGATTTATACCCTTTTGAAGAACATCATGTAATGCCTTAGGAGGCATATCAGATACTTTGCTAATTGAAAACATATACTGACGTACACTTTCAAGACCTTTCCAATCATGTTCCTCTTTAGTAAAATAAGTTTGGAGTTCTCTAACTTTACTATGAATACTATCAGGGACAGAAGTAGCAAACCCTTTACTCTCTTTAACAGATGCAGGTAAAGGAATATCGGCATCTCTAGGATTTAAATCAATAGACATATTCTGGTTTCGTTCAAGATTACGAAGAACTGTATCAAATTCTTCTTTTGAAATCTCTTCACCTAACTCAGCATATTTAGCTAAAAGAGCTTCTTCAAAAGCTTCAGGCAATTTCTTTTCAGCACTATGAATATAATATTTATTACTAAACTCAATAAAGTCTTTGACATTGTTAATATCATTTAACTCTTTACTAAGCGTTTTAACCTCTCTATCTATAATTTGTTTTTCAAGAGTCTCTACCTGACGTAATTGAGTATTCAGAGTATCATAAATTTTGCCCATCCTACCGAAGTCACCTTCGGGGGCATTCCTGTAAAGGTCCTCAAGGTAAGCTTTTAATTCAGAACGAGTAGTAGCTACTCCTGAAAGAGCAGCAATCTGATCATCAATAGAATCTCCAAATTGAGCTGCGGTGATTTTACCATCACGAAAATCAGCCATAGGTCTATTCATAGCATAAGCTAAATCTTCTGCAGACTGAATAAACTTATCAGCATCGTCCCATATTTCAGATGATGGCTGTCGTGCCATATCTTTATAATGTGCTTCAACAGATCCAATATCAAATTCTTCAGCAGTTCTAGCTCTAGATTGCATTTTACCAAAAGCATTTCTAGCAACTATTTCATCGTACTGATTTCGTTTAGCAATAGAATCAAGTACATTATCAAGTTGTTTCGGAAGACCTTTAAGTTCTTCACCAAACAATTCTGCCCTATGTTGTGCAGTACTAACAAGCCTATTTATCTCTGAACGAGCACCACGATAGCCTCGGATAGCTCCGCTTATAGGAATATATGGTGCAGCGAACACAGCTTTCATAGCAGTAAGATCCGCTTTATTCATAAGTTCACTTGTAGTATGAAGGGATCTAATAACTTTATAATTAACAGAATCAATACTAGCGTATATTTCTTTCGTTAATTGGTCATCAAAAGTAGACCAATGTCCAGAAGGATCTACAACTGCTTTAGTTCGATTAATAACACCGTTATTTGTAAGCTCATCAGCAAATTGTTTTACATCTTCTGCTATTTGCTTATGATTTTTTGAAAGTAACAAACTATCTGCATTCTTCTTAACAAATCTTCGTATAGCTTTTTCAGCTGCAGCTTGGCTTTCTTTAGTGACTGTATTACTGACAAAAGACTTTATTACTGATCGAGCAGCAATTTCACTAGTAGAACGGGCTGCTGTTGTAGAGAACCCTTTTGCCGCCCCTCCGATAACTAAAGTAGGATCCAATGATACTTCAATAGCAATGTCCTTTGCCATGTTGCCTGTATCAGCATGAAAATTAGCAGCAGGATCTGTATACGCTGATTTTATATTTTGTAAAACAGTTTTATTATCACGAAAATCTTGATTATGTTTATTCCAAGCATTTTTCATATCAAGATACTCTTGCCAAAGTCCTGCTTTTTTTATTTTAGCTTCTATTTCTTCTTTTGTCTCATGTTCACCAACACGATATTTATCGCCACCTGTGGAATGCTTACCACCGGAATGAACAACACCTCTAAGAAGTTTATCAGCACCTAAAGCAACAAGTCTGTTTTGCTCAGGATGGTGTTCATCATCATACCACCATTCTTTTTGCCCCTTAAACGTAGGCTTTCTAGTAAAACTTCCAATATAATCCTGACTGGCTGCAACAGAACGAACACCTACTCCTGCATAATCTAATGTTTCAGCAAAATTCCAAAAGGTATTAATACCTAAAGCTTTATAATCTCCGTTCACAAACGGATTCCATATGTAATCCCGAACATATTCCTTAAATGCTTTTGTACCTGATTTCTCTGGATCTAAGCCAGCACGAATAACATCTAACCAAGAATCTGTAGCTTTATCATCTTGACCAGCATATTTTGTAAGTGTTCCTGCTTCTATAGCTGCTTGCTGTTCATCAATATATTTATTAATAGCAACATCATAAGCTTGACAATATTTCCAAGCTTCACTAATATCAACAGTATTACCGTCTTTATCAGTACCTAACGGAGGAGGAGGTGCTGTTTCCTTGAACGTTGGAACTTTCTCATATTCTCCTGATTCTACATTAAACCGTTTAACAATAACAACATTATCGTTATACCAACGCTCGAACTCTTCTGGATCTACATTATAAACATACTCATTCCAATAAGAATTAAGCATCTTAGAATATAAATTATACTTTTTAGTATTCTGTCCTGTGGTCGTAACCTTTTGAATCTCAGTATCAATTTGTCCTTCTAGAGACTGTCTATAACGTTTTTCTTCCTCACGTTTTCTTTGACGGATTTTAAATGCATTGGTTTCTTCAGTGTTACGATGTCCGTTATAAGTAAAACGATAAGCTTTCTGAGGATCTCTGACAGTAATAGCAGGAACTACTCCCTGTTTGTGATTAGGAATATTAGGAACCGTAATAGGAGTATTAGAAGAAGAAGGAGTGGAAGGACTCTGCCTTCCACCTCCTGTTCCAATACTGTTTATCTTTTGAGCAGATTCAACAACCTTATCTTTAGTCTTCTTTAAAGAATCCTTCAGATTGTTTCTAGCCTGTTCCTGTGCCTTATCATTACCTCTTCTGGTATTACCACCTTTAGGTGTAGCTACAGGTTTTGCATTAGGATTACGATGATCTCTAGCCATGGTTATTCTCCTTAACCCTTTTTACTAACTACTGTTTGCTTACTCTTTGTAGTTGTATTAGCAACATCAAGGTTAGTCTGATTAGTCGTATTATTCATACGTTCGCTGGAAGCAGCTGTATCAGATCCTGCAGCAACACTTCCGTAAGCTTCAGCAACACCTTGAGTACCATATGTATGGTCTGCACCGTAAGCTGATGTAGCATTGTTGTACATTGAATCCATACTTTCTCTGGCTGTATCAAGAGCCTGTACTGCATTAGCAGCTCTGGCAGCTGCAGCTTCCTTAGCAGCGTTCTGATAACCTTGCATACCTGCTGTAGTCGTAGCTGCATTCTGCTGACCAAGACCAAGCATTGCCTGGAGTGCTGTAGCATTAGCTGCTCCACGATTAGCACCAGATGAAGCAGATCCAGCAAGAGCATTCCGCATCTGAGCAACTGCACTCTGAGTATTAGCATAGTTTTGAGCTTCCGCTGCATTCATAGCCTGTATCTGTTCTGCTCTAGCTAGATCCCATGCAGCATCGGATTGTGCATTCATTTTATTTAAAGCACTTCCATAAAAGTCATTTCGATTAAGTCCTATTCTATTAGAGTAGTCAGTTCTTAACATATCTGAAAGATAAGCATCGAGATCATTTGTATACATACCTCGTCCATTCTTATCTCGAAGATGACCACTCAACTGTTTCACTGCATCCTGAGCTATTTTTGTAGCTCCGTATGTGCTTTTTGAGGCTGTTGCCATGACGAATGCCCTCCTTTCTGTTCATCTGTTCGTATAGGTTTAGCGATTATTTGATTGTACATTTTATCACCTGTAGAATTAAGTCCTAAAGAATGATAACCATTGTACAGAAAATTAAGATTTTCTAATTCTGACTCCGTTAATGACTCAGCCGGTAACAAGTATCTGCAGTATCTGAAGAAAGCATCATGAGCAAGAGCTTTTAAAGTCTGATCATAATTCTTAGACTTTTTATAAAGTCCTTTGACCCAGATACATATCCCTGTAAATATAGCAGCACCGCAAGCACTTAGTATGGAGTTGATTATAACTTCAGTTACATATGTCATAATAACCTCCTATTAAGCAGTCCTATGCCATCTGTATACTGTTCTATATGGCATCATATTATCATGTGCTGCACTTGCTGCAGCTGCTGTATTACTATTAACAGAACCACCTGAAAGTGATACTCCAACATTAGTCGTTCTGGTAAGCGAGTGTGTATGTGCTCCACTTCCATTAGTATAGAACTGACCATCTCTATCTGGATTATTCCATGCTCTAGGAACAGGTTGTCCTGATCCGGAAGCAGCCTTTTTTGATTCCCACGAACTTGCTATATGATTATGAGCACCAGAAGAAACAACTGAAAATGCAGGTTGCGTAACAGATACACTAGGTCTTGTAAAACCATGTGTATGTGCAGGTACACCGCATTGATTTGCATTAAGTTTAACAGTCTCTGCACCACCTGTAGAACCTGCTTCATGAGAACTACTTGTGCAGATATGTACTCTGCCATCGTTTTCAAGTACCCATGTACCTGCCCACGTTTCATTAGGATCAAAAGCACCATCAGATGTCTCATAATAAGATCCTACAGGAAAGAAATTCTCAATCATCTCCCTGGCAATAGCATCTTTAATATTGTATAACTGATCTGCTACTTCAATTTGTTTAATATCACCAACTGATTCTGGCATTTAAATCACCGCCTTATTTATATCTACTTTACCTTTAATACCATTAATACTTCCGCTGGATGTGTACTGCCAGTAATCATATGCCAGAGAAGCTTTTGACGAATATTGTGCAAGCCAAATAAGGTATTTCTTCTTTAGTTTCTGATAATCCAGATAATTACTGAACGTATTGAGGTTTGCGTAAATCATTGGTGTGTAACCATAGCCAACAACAACTTCACAAAATGCACTTACTATTTCTGTGCATTTTGCTCTCCCAAGTGCTTTCGCCTTTGATGGTGATAATCTGCCTCCAAATTCCCAATCTATACACACAGGAAGACTGATTTTCTCCTTATAAGGTCCTAGTCTCTTACAAATATATTCGGCTTCTTTCTTCGCTTCATCCACAGAAATAGCCTGTGAATAATGGTACGCCCCCACCTTTACGCCATTGGCATACGCTCCGTTTACATTACCAACAAATGTTGAGTCATCCGAAAGTGCGAATGATGATTTTGACGTATATGATGAACGTACTAATACACCGTCTACATCTTTAGATGCTTTCTTCCAGTCAATGATATGTTGCCAATAAGAGACATCAACAACTTTTTTCACGCTCGTCATCGAGCCACTACTGGGAGGTTTCTTGTAATTCTTCGCTTTAGTAAGTGATGCTGAACCAAACCAACCATCTACCGTGATTCCCATCATCTTCTGAAAGTCCTTTACGGCAGTTTCAGTCTTTGCTCCAAAATCTCCGTCAACGACTAATTTATAGTTCCCATACCAGTTGAGGAATTTTTGTAATCTCGTAACTTCTGTTCCTCTGTCTCCTTTATGGATAGCAGACGGGACACACGCTCTGTAGATTCCCCAAGTTTTCTTTCCGCTATTTGTATAATTATCGGTATCAACGTGGAGAAAAAACTTGGCAGTATGGTTTGCTTCTGCGATTAATTTATTGCCAAGTCCTATCCAAATGTGTGCTCCTTTTATTTTGCCGATATAAATACCAACATCCCCTGCTTTCATGTCGGAAGTCTTCGTGAGATTCGTCTTCTTGAAAATGTTGGATTTCTGAAGGTGAGGAATCTGTTCTTCAAGTCCTCTTGGGATTTTCGTGTCCACTTCTGAATATCTAATGACTGTTCCTGCTCCTACATCACAAGACGCTCCTTCACGGCACTGTTTTGACCATGAAGAACGGTTCGGATACACTTTATTGATCGCTTTCTGAAATGCAATCGTTGCGTGTCCTTTCCCGTAAGTGTAGGTCTTTTTCGGAGTACCTTTCGCCCATGCCAAATCCCTTGCAGCATATGCAATTTTTTCGCCGCTGTGAGCAATCAAATCGGGAAATTGACCTGTGTATCCTTTTTTAGCAGAAACAGTCTGTACGGGCTTGTTTTCAGTCTTTACTGTGCTGGGAGAAGGCGATTTTACCTTGTTCTGTGTATTGATCCACCGCTGTAATGCTTTTACTGAATTAGGACCGAAAACACCATCCTGGTCTTTGCCTTTAAGTCCACACATCTTCTGAACGGCACGAGCCGTCTTTGCCCCAAAAGCACCATCCTGGGCAACTCCTGCTTTCTTTTGTAAAGCCTTGACTGTAGCTTTTCCTAAAATACCGTCCACAAAACTCATTTTCAGAGCCTTTTGGAGATTGGCAATCGTATTATAACCACAGTCCCCATCTACAGCAATTTGACCGATTTTATACGTTCCTTTGAAATGAGGTCTAAACACTCCTAGTACAGACTTTGCAGGTCTTGTTTTCTCTGCTACAATTCCTCCGGATGTATTACCTTCATGTGTTCTGATAGTGTTTGTCGAGATTTTATCCTTAACAAACCCAATATGATCAGGAGTACCGTTTGGCTGCCAATCGAAGAAAATAATATCCATCGGCATAGCCAAGTATAAAGGGATCTCTGCTAGGTTCGCCCTGCACCATCTGATTGCATTCGGGCAATATGTTACTATTTTACCTCCGTAAAAAAGAGACTTAGCACCACCTTTATTAAAAATATAGCTAACATAGGCAGCACAGTAAGGTTGACTACCACCTAGTCCAGCAAAACGACGAAACACCTTTCCACCGTTTCCTATAAACCGCTTGGCAAAATTATAAAGCTGAATATTAGTTGTCATCTTCACTCACCTCACTATCTTCTGGTTCTTCTACATACTCCCACTCGGTATCAGCAAGATCTTTCATATCAAGCATGATTTCCTTTGCAGTCTGCCCTTCAACTGAAGTAGGCATATGATAGAACCAAGCAAGAACACCGAAGAATCCGTAAATAACAGCTACGATCAGATCCTCTGACAGATCCTTTGACATAATAGCTTTAATCAGATTGATTGCTGTCATTACAAAGAACCCAATAGAAATTGCAAATTCTTTTCTATATTTGATAAGATATCTCATATAAATACCTCCTTTAAAGTGCATCCTATTGCTAAAACTGCAGCTACTACCTAGACTGTTCTTAATTTTGTTCCAAAGTTCATTGTTATTCTCCTATCAATAGGTGTTACTTCTTGCCCACAGACAATGGACTGTGACCGTAAGGTCTGTAAAATTGCCCTGAGCCGTAGTATTACGGTTTGTCACGTCAACGGCAACAGTGCGATTTGCCGAACTTAATACTTTGAAACCGCCTATTGATGATGCGTAACCATGATTTGTAGTTACCCCAACCACTCCGACTAATTCATATCCGCTTTGTGCTGGGATTGTAACTGTTATTGTTTTACCAGTATTATAGTTGAGCGATGTTGCGGACGTTTCTGTTTCTGTTGTCTTAAAAAGAACTGGAAGTCTTGCTACTGGGAGCGTTCCACTTGTAAGATTTGAAGCATCACTTAAATCCGTAGAACCAGAAGACCAAGTATCAGTACTGTCTACAGCCAAAGCATTTACTTGTAAGCCACCATGATTCCGATAAAAATAATATGACGTACCACTATCAAGTGCATATTCATATAAATTAAACGTACCAGCAGAATTACTCGTTTTAGCGAAAACAGTCTTTCCAGCATTTAATGCCGCAGTTATTTCTGCATATGTTGTTACATCTTTTTCTGCGATGAACACCTTGTCTTGTGGAATGGTTGGCTTATTTGACAAATCATTATAATCGCCGCTGAAATCTGATTTCCCGTTCCACGTTGTCTTCTCCGTGTCCGTTACCGTTCTATGCGTTGAGTCGCTTGCCAAATCTGCGAGTTCGTCTGGAATCGTTGGTTTGTTCTTGATGTAATCATCTGCCGATGAGTTCGTTTGATTCCAATCTGACTGCACATTTTCGTCCCCCAAGTGCCTCAGAATATACCGAACGATTTCTATGTCGGGTGCAACTCTATAAAAGACCTCAACGCTTCCGTCTTCGCTCCACACGTTGTTCTGACCGAGAAGTGTCTGTACCTCTTGTGGTGTCAGTTGGATGGTCTGTGGGGTGGCGAGTTCGTAGCAGAACTGCGTTGGATTATCTGCTAACCACTGGTTTGCCTGTGCTAAAGTTGTTATGGTCTGGTCTGCCAGAACGAACACCAAAATTGACCCATTGCCTGTTACATAACACGCTCCTGCTCTTACCGCATTATAGGCTTCAAATCTATTAGATATTGCAGTCGCTCCATTCTTGCCGTTAGATACACGGACAGTGCAATAATAAAGTCCTGCTGACTGTGCGACATTAATGACAGATGTCGGCTCAATTATCGCCCTATCCACAACCAACTCACCGCTTACCACATCGAGCGTACCGCCGTATACTGTCTGTCCGAGGTCGGTTGTGTAGGATTCGCTCTGATATGGTTCAAATTGGTCTGCGGTCAGAACGCCCTCGAACACTCCGCACTCTTCGTAGTAGAACACCGACGCGCCATCACTATTAAGTCCGCCGATGTAGTCAATGGTCTTGTTTGCCGTGGAAGTGAATGTGATTGTCTGTAAGCCCGTTGCCGAAGTCGGAATGAATTGATTTGTTCCATCGGTGTACACCACTCTCACATTTGTTCTCGCTTTGGTGTTGGAGAATTTTAATATGAGCGTGTATTGCGTATTCGCCTTGAATGGTACGCCACTTGTGAAGACGGAGTTTGGTAAAGCATACCCACTCGCATACGATATTGTCTTTGCATCAGCATCCAATACGGCTTGTGGGATAGCGGACTTGATGCCGTTCGCAAATGCTTCTCCACCAAACAGATTCTTCCCCGTCCTATGCGTGACCACTTCCGTCCGTCCGCTGATGGGGCAGATGTTGGTGTATGGGGCATAATCCGTTAATGTTCCAACCTCAAATTGCACCTTTTCGTATTGAAGCGTGTCATAACTTGCGAGGAATTGAAGTTGAAGTTTAACGGTTGTTGTTGCCGATAATGTGAATGTTGCATAGCACCTTGTAAGTGTTGACCCACTTGTATTTGCGCCTGATTCTATTGAAACATTATTTGCATCAACTACAAGCACTCTCCATGACCCACCGTCATTTCTTTTACCATAAGCTGAGAACGTATATGTTCCTGCGGTTAGTTCTTTTGTTACAAGCGTTGTCGTAGTTGTGCATGTTCCGTCCGCAACATCAATCTTATTCTTCCCTGCACCCCCAACCCACGGGCTGTCGTAGCCGTGTAGGGATTGGATTGGGTCAAGGGAGACTTTGAGGGACGTAAACTCACCTTGCAAATCTTCATAAAAAGATGCAACGTCTCCGCTTGCCTCACCTTCTCTGTAAGCAACAAGAGCCTCAAGGTCTGCGTAAGTTACTTCTCCATTGTCACCTTTATCTCCTTTGTCGCCTTTGTCACCTTTTTCTCCAGTATCGCCCTTATCGCCTTTTTCTCCTTGTATACCTTGTATACCTTGTATACCACGTTCGCCTTGGATTCCTTGCTCACCTTGAACACCACGTTCTCCTTGGTCGCCCTTAGCACCATCTTCTATATCGGCTATGCCGACACCATCAACATAAACAGTAGTTACCTTACCAACTTTAGTTGCTGTTATTTCAGGAGATTCTCCGTCATTACCATCGTATATTTCTACTGTTTGCGTTCCATTAAGATCTGTAATACTAAAAGTAGTAGTATTATCTTCTTTAGAAAGTTCAGCATAAGGTGAAAAACCATCAACACCAGATTCACCTACAGGGATTTGGAATTCAAGATTAAGATGATTATCAACTTCCATAACAGTAACTTCAGGAGCAGTACCAGCTTCACCTTGTACTGCAGTAACTGTGATACTACTTATTCTTGCTGTAACTTCCTCAAAAGCCTCATCCAAGATTTCTCGTATTTCCTCAAGTGCTTCTTCAGCTTTTGTTTTAGAATCATAAGCACTTTCTGAATAGCTTAATACATTACCTACAAACTGTTCATATTCTGTAGGAGTTAAATCAGGCTGATCATCAGGTTCCAAAGAACCTTCTTCTTTCTGAACAAAAACATCAAACAGGTTTGAATCTTTTTTATTTCTGACAAAGAATCCAACAGGTCCTGCTGTAAGCCTTTCAGCAACATTTGTACCAGAATACTTAACCCCTGTAACATTACAGAACAATACTCCGGTATGAGCAAGAACCTCTGCAGGAATATAACAATATCCTGCAGCATCTGGAATCCTTGGTTTAGTTATATTAAAAGACGCATTTTTAAAATAAACACGTTTTTCAAAACCTTCCCAAGTATCATCAAATTCAAATAAGCATTTATAATAATTATATGAATCTGAAGTTGGTTGAAGATCTTTTAGATTTGTTTCCAGTTTTAAGTGTTGTCCATTTACTGAAAATTTTATAATAACCATAACTACCTCATATTCATTTCTCTATAGATCCAATTAATTCCGAGTAATTGGTAATTAAACATATTCTTAGTGAATAACCGAAGACGGGGAGCCATCCCTTTTCCTGATACAGAAGCACGTACTTTCCAAAGACTGATATCTGGATCTAACGAATGTTTCAAGGTCCAAAGATTGGTTTTGTCTATCTCACCTTTCCGTTCCCCATCATCTACATAAGGGATAGGCAGATAAGGAGTAGCATCTATATAAACAATACCTTCATCCTGTTTCATTTCATCTATCGTTTGTGAAACCTCGTACAGAAAATCAGTATTTCTAGGCTCTCCAGCAATCTGGAAATCCATACCAAACTCCATATCTTCATTATCGATATTATTGATCTGAAGCTGTAGCTCTCTATATCTCTTATTAATAAACAGATTAGAATCACGATAACCTGTATCGAGCATTTGTTTATTAGAAAAAGTTGTCATAAGCTCTAATTCAGTTTTCACATCTTCTAACGATTGATTAACAAGGATTCTGTTAAAGCCTCCTACAAAATCATCAAGAGAGGTAATACTGAATATCTCTTCAGGTATCTTATTTATATGTATGAAAGATTTTGGAACAACCAAAACTTCATTCTCAGAATCATACGTACATTGATCAGCTGCAGGATATAAAACTTCATCTTCAACAGTAGTATCTTCATATTGAGTTGAATATAAAAAGTCTGTACCTATAAGAATATAAAGATCCTGAACAGATAAAGGATCATGCTTAAACAGCTGAATAAACCGTTTATTAGATTCAATAGAATTATCAGTATCTATAACATTCATTACAGAGGTACCTGCAAGATAACCTTGTTGCGTAGCATCTGTTTTAAATGGAAATAGGAAATGTTGGGACTCATATATATTGATTTTCCAACACCTGGAGACTACGTTATAACTGATATCAAAATTGACATAAACGTTCTTATATTTGTAAACATAAAAATTATGAACGTCTTCATAATCAATAAAATTATAATAAGTAACTAGTTTTTCTACATAAGGTTGAACAAGTTCATTATTAACATCCAAGTACTTATAGCAGTCTTTAAAAATACTTTGGACATTAAATTTGAAATGGTTAAAGAAATCAGTTATTGGAGTCGTTATCGGAGCTAACGTTAATTCTCCTGTAGTTGATTGTGCCTTAGGAACGATCATGTAGTAATAATTACCGGATTTAAAATACAGCATATTACGTACTGCCTGAATCAGATGTTTGTCCCAAGGTTCAATATATAGATTAGATTGAATAACAGTACTTGTCCATGATACACCATCTGTGTTAAGAGACACCTGATGGATCTTGCTTTTGGTCACGACCATAAGATTATCCATCAACTCTATTACAGCAATAATAGGTTCATCAAAAATAGTTATATTATTCGGATAAGGAAAATACCCAGGTTCATCCAAATCACTGATAAATAAAATAGTAGGGTCTTTAGGAACTCCCCAAAGTACGAGTCTGTTTTTCCAACTTATCATACCTGTTGCGGTTGACAAATCATATTCTTCCTGTTCTGTATTGTAAGCAGTATCGTCTTTATCTAATGAAAAATCAAAACCAATCGTCATCGCTGTGACAACAGCATCTGCATCTGAACCAACTCCTGCTGTTTTATAGGCTTCACAACGAACCAGTATTTCCTCAGTAGGTACAATAAGATCTGCTTGAAGAACACCACCAGTAAAATCAGTAAGTTCTTTAAAAGAAGCCCAATCATCTGTACCAGAAACCTCTTTCCATGACCATACGATTTTATATTTATCTCCAGCAGCAAAAGCTACGTCATAATTACATCTGAACCATACTCTGCGTCTGGATTTAGGAGTCATCATAAGATCAGGATCAGGTTCTCCTGGTTCAAACGGTCCAGTATACGGTAAAACACCATTCATCTGAAAAGAAGACGCTGTAGAGCCATCCGTAAAAACATACGGAGAAGAAGACAGCATATTGTATCCGTAATTAACAGCCTCTGAAGCGGTCAGATCTCTTAAAGTAACCGCTTCAAAAATGTACTGTTCTTTAACAGGATCGAAAACTGTTTTCTGTAGTTCACCTTGATTTGAATCATTAAAAAAGTAAAATGAATTACCTAAAAAAGCCCCTACTGGAAACGAAGTCTTTGCATCCTCAACAAGCTTCCAATCATGTATTTTAGTAAGAGCAGTATTATAGAAAGAACACTCGGAATGATCTGTGTTCAATACAGATGTTGCTAATTTTACATTCTGAAAATCATCAGCATTCTTTTTAGAAGTAATAGTCCAGATCTTACCTTTATCAAGGTACTCACCTTCATAATAATCAGGTTTCCCTAATATGATTTGTCTATAATCGAGTCCGTTCTCAACACACTCTTTTACATACTTGATTGTTACCTCTTCATTAAGAAATTCTGCTTCATCATTAGGATCAGCAAAGGTCGCATCAATATCAGGAACAATAACTTCATCGGTAATAAGAGCAGCTCTCGGTTTAAGAGCATCTCTGCCATCTGTAGTAAAATCAAAATTGACTAATGTCTTAACATAGCCTTCAGAAACAGCACCTTCTGTAAACATCATGCCTGATCTGAAATCTGTTTCAACATTAGCCAGTCTTTGTCCTCGTTTGAATTTTTTATATGGAGATTGGATTGCCATACTTATCACCAAACCTTAAAATCAAACGGTAAATGATTTTCAACATATCGTTCTTCTGCCTGTCGTACACCGCCTTTACTATCGGATTGAAAGATCAGTGGTACGTGCTCCACATAATCTCGGAGCATGTAAAACAGATTTTGTCGATACGTCATTTCATAACCTTCAGAAGCTATGATCCCTTCTTCATCTGTCGTATAGAATTTGGAAGCAGCACCTAAACATACAACAGACCTAATATAACGATCAGGAAAACAATCGTAATAATCTGTTGAAGTCGGATTTGATTCGATTCCTAATGAACTAAATGAAGGGAACGTAGCATTAAGTTCACTGTTGATATCATCTATCACAGCGTCCAGGAACGGGAGCAACTTAGGATAAGTAAGCTGCTCCCCTGCCAGATATTTATTTGAAAGTTTAACTATATCTATAACTTTCATAAGCATTACCTCTACATAGATGGTCCAGATGGATCAAATCCAGGTTTAAGACCACCTATACCACTATTTTCACTATCATTAGTCTCCCTCATCAGCATCTGGATTTTCATACTCATGAGGATTAGTGAAGTCAACACTGTCTTCAGTAAACGTAGTAGCAGTTACACCTTCATTCTTTCTGAAATCAGCAAAAGGATATTTGAGAGGTTTCTCAAAATCTTTAGCTGCATTCAGATTTACTTTAGTATCTGGATGTACTTTTTCAACATCCTGCAACTGTCTATTTCCCTTTGGGATAATAATAGTCTGTGCCATTTTTAATTCCTCCTGTTAAAACAATTCGAGTTCTCCCGGAGATGATTCAAAGTTATTTTGAATATCACTCATATGTTTTTTCTTTTCAAAGAGTTTATCCTGTCTGAACTTGCGGATCTCAACTTCTTCTGCAAAAGATTCTGGGATTTTATAAGTTTTTCCATCTACGGGAACTGCACATGAAATACCGTTGATAGTAACGGTCATTACTTTACCGAAATATGGTTTATACAGAGGCGAGATAGAAACAGGAACTTTTTCTTGCTTTTTGAAAAACTCAGAAAGCTTTCTTCTTTCCGCTTCAGCCTCTGCTACATTTTTATTAGATTCTTTTGTGATTTCCGCTTCAAGTTTCTTATTTGCCATTTTTAACCTCCATATAAGTAACCGAAGCTAACCCCGTATTAAACGAGGTTAGCAGCGGATGGTACGCATCTATAGTCTACGATAGCTTCAAGTCTTGTTGATCCGAAACCAACTGAGTTGATCTTGAATCCAATAGATTGTCTCTGGTCGATCGGGTCAAGAACACCAGCAGAACCCTTCTGCTTTACATACATCTTGGCGTTACCTTCACCTTCCAGACCAGTTCTGGTAAGAGCATCCTTACCTACAATCAGGATATGATGTACATTCAGTTCAGACCAGTCTGTAGGAGCTGTCCAGACTTCCATTTCAGGAATATAAGAAGCATCTTGTCCTGTACGAGGATCTCTTACATAACCGTCCATAACAGTACAGTAATTAGTATCTGTTGATGGAATAGTAATATAGTCATAATCAGTTCCCTGATCAGGAGTATAACCTGTAGGAGGAGTTGTACCATGCGTAGCATAAAATCTCTTACATCTGGTAGCTACACCATTGATAACCTTCTCAAACGTTCCACTTGCAGGTGCAATCAGAGTTTCCTTGAATGTCATATGGAACATCGGGAACAGAACAGAACCATCATACAGATCCTTCGTAGTCTGATTGATAGTCATGAACTTTTCAACCGTAGGGTCTTCGATCATATCGTAAGTAAACTCAGGTGAACAGATTACTTCGTACTTACCGGAAGCTCTAGGCTTGACCAGTTGTCTTTGCAGAGACAGAACGATGAGTCTCAGGTCCGTCATATTAGGCTTCGAATTATCAACAGTCAGAGCTTCAAACAGATTGCCTGTTGGAGGATTCTTAACCATACCTGCGTAAAACGGCTGAGCCTTTGAGAACAATTCTTCTCTTGCAAGCATATCCAGTGTTTCGATAGCTACGATTGAATACTCAGAACTATAATGAGCGATTACAGGGTCTACAATTGAGAAGTCTACCTTATCGGTGAACTCCATATATCTACCATACTGTTGAGCTTCCATTTCGTACTTTTCTACTGAACCCTTATCGGATTTCGGTGGAATACCTTCCGTAAGAGGTACAGTGTGAGCCTGAAGTGGTGACCATCTTCTAACGGTCAGCTTTTCAGCTTTTCCCTGAATCGGAGATACGTCAGCCAGCTTGTAGTATACATACTGATCAGAACCAATTCTGATAGTATCAAGCAGCTGCTTTGAATAGAATACTTCCGGTCTTACCAGATTAGGTGTGTTGTTAGCGAGTTCAACAAGAGTGTTGATATCAGCTGTTGGACTAAGAGCATTAAGTGAAATAGCCATTGTAAATTACCTCAACTTTCTAAGGCTCCTTACAAATCCATACTCCCAAACACAGCATCAAGATCTTTTACCGAATTGATTTTCTTATCTTCAGGATCACCACTGCCACCAGGAACTTTATCAGAACCATGGTCTTTGACCTTTTCCTTCCGCTTCTGCTCTTTATTAAGAGCTTCCTGAACAGCAGCCTGGATCATGTCATTGTAATGAAGTTTCAGATATTCAGCAGCAATATCTACATTAGGGTTTTCCAGAGGATTCTTCCCTTCATCAACAAGATATTGCGTGAAATCTTTAACTTCTTCCTCAGACAATCCGTGTTTTTCGACAAGATTTGCAAAGGAGTTTTGTACTTCGTTTTGTCGTTTAATTTCTTGATTTTCCTGAATTATCGCTTCAGCATTTTCCAACCGCTTCAAGATATCAATTGGAATATTCTGTTCCTTAGATTGCTTTTCTAAAAGAACTTCCTGAACCTTCTCCCGAATATCTTTGACATCCGAACCTTCCATACCTATCAGTTTTCCAAGGTTCTTAATGAAAGTTTCCTGTTCTTTTATCTGCTGTCGTTGTTGTGCAAAAGCGTAATTCTGTTTAGCCTGCTTTTTATCTTCTTCAGATTCTTCAGGCTTTTCTTCGGAATCCTCTTCTTCAGATTCTTCATCTTCAGGAGCTTCTTCCTCGTCTGAATCTTCCTCTTCTTCAGTAGTTTCATCTTCTACAGGTTTCTCTTCAGGTTCTTCCTCATCAGACGCACCACCAAATAAAGTTTCAAATTCATTAGTGATTTCTTCATTGGACATTGCCATACTGTTCTACCCTTTTCCTTTCTATCGTCAGAGAGCGTAACTGACGAACTAAAATACACTACATATAGGTGTAGGACCTTTATTTCAACTTGAATATATACTATATATAGTGCAAAGTCAAGCATATCTACCACATATTGTAGTAAATAGCCTGACTTTGCACCAACATCTATAATAATAAGGAGAGATAAAGCACCGATTACATTCCCAGACCAGACATTCCTCCACCTGCTCCAGGAACTTCCATCGGTGGTTGTTCCATTGTCTGTTGCTGATAAGGAGTCATTTCTCCCTGACGCATTGCCTGTAAACCATCAGCTGCTACAGCCATAGCATCTTCAGGAAGGTCTCCTCTCTCCAGCATCGCTGCATACTCGGCAATAACATTCTGTGCTTCGATCCATGCGTTAAGACCAGACTGCACACCCATACGTTTAAGAATCTGTTCTTTATATGGTACGTCCTGACATCTGATCCATTCCTGTGGAGTGATACAGTCAATCTGGATCCCAGCCTGTTGATACTGCATCTGTTTCTCCATCATGTTGTTAGCCCAAGCCTGAACTCTTTGTTTATTCTTCGGAAGCTCACTTGAGATCTGGATAGCATATTCAAACACAGCATCTGGATCCATTTCATCGGCTTTGATAACAACAGTCTTGTAAACTGTCCGCTCTGGTGTAGATCTTTCATCATCTACGATAATATATGTTCTGTCCGGTGAGAATTCTGCCATCATCCGAACAGTAAGTTCCGTAAGCTGTCTGGCGTAGTTTTCATAATTCAGAACCTTAGGCGTATCAATAAGAGTAACTCTGTTGAGCATCTCTTCCGTACCGCCTGTAGTAATGATAGAACCTGTATCTCTGCCGGTGTATTTATCATCAACACCTGACATAGACTTAATATTAAAGTTCTTGTCCTGCTGCATAGAAGCAAGCTGCGGTCCGACCTGAGGGAACTGGTGGTAGTGTACGGCTTTACTTGCATCACCGTTTACTACGAATGTTCTGTCAGCTTCGTTACCGTGTTTTGTGAAAGCTGCCAGGTTCATACCACTCTGTGTACTTACAAACTTCGGAGGTCTCTGATTCTTGTATTCAGATGTGTAGGCTATAGAATCCATAAGGTTAAAAACCAGATTGTTGGCAAAGATCTTGGCTGGTTCACTAGAACCAATGAGTGAGGAACCTGGCAGATTACAATACAGCTCAGCAAAAGGATACATATCAGGTTTGATATTTTCCTTACGCAGAAGCAGTATCTGGTTGTCAATAGTATGTATCTCGTCAATACCTCCTTCAGCATTACGGATCCAGTGAATAAACAAAACAAAATGTCTTCCGCTGTCTCCTACACTTGGAGTATTGTTATATACAGGAGGCATCTCTGTTGAAGCGGCTATCTTCGGGTCAAGGATCTTTTCTTTGAAAACATCTTTATATAGTTTATGTTTCATAAACCAGTTCTTTTCATAGATCCTGTAAACCATACAATAACCGCTGGACTGAAGGTCCTCCGCATTCGGGTCTCTCATAAAATACATCGGATCGATGTTCTTGTACCCTACCTGTTTCTTATCTTCATTCCAATAGACCTGCGTATAGCCAACATTCATCAACGCAGCTCTGTCTCCTGCCTGATACATATAAAAAGCAACATTATTCTTATCCCAATCGTGTTCAATAGCAACGTTCATTCTTTCGCAGAACTCAACGTCCTCCTCACACGTAGGAACAAGCTGTGCTGATTTACTTACAGTATAAAGTGACGCCAGAATATTACTCTTCACATAACTTACAAAGTTAGTGTCAGGTAAAAGCTGGTATGGTGGAAACTTTGCCTTAACGGCTCTCCACAGATCACCTTTGTCTGTACTGTCCAGAAGTCTCATCTTCTTATGCTCCCGAAGATAGTATCTTCTGGCGTACTCATAATTATCTTTCAGTTTTGCTAAGCATTTCGATTCATCGAATTCTTTCTTATCTTTATTCATTGGAATCCTCCTCACCTAACATAAGGTCATTGATCTCTTTAAGCATATTATCGAAATCGACCTTGCTCTCTTCTCCCTTGAATTCTCCCTGTTCATCGAACTGATCATTCAGTTCCGTAAATGGAGGTTCAGGGTATTCGATCTTTATAGTAAAAGTTGCTGTCCTGAAAAAGCACAGCAGCACTATCAAAAGTGCAACCAGAAAAATACAACCGATTATAATTTCCATATCGTTCTCCTAACTCCACATATTGTAATCAACTATATCGTAAGGTGTTTCAGACATAGGCTCATACCGTTCTTCTTCATCAGCCAAAGCCCAGTTTGCCAGCTGTCTGAGTTCCTTTTCTTTTTCCTTTGTGAGATCGACTCCGCTTTTACCGTAGACTCCGTAAAGCAGGTCAGCAGGATTGGCAGGAAGCTCCATAGTTATCCACTCAAGAGCGTTGATCCCGTGATTATTTTTATCTACAGGTTTTCCCGTGTACCCACTAGCCAGGGACTCATCTGCTTTAAACTTATAATTATCAAGTTCCTCGATGAGTCCCTTACATTTCCGCATTATCTTGAGTTTTCCTGATTCAAAATACGTGTTAAGTCTAAAGATGCGTGCATCCACGTTGACGAACCCCGGTATAAAGGATATCCCGTAGTCCAGGAAGTGATCGGACAGACTTTTCTTGTCATAATCCCGTTTCGGTCCTGATTTTGGATCAATAATGGGAGGACAGATCCATCCTCCGACCGGGATGTCCCTGGTGAATTCAAAGAACAGCTGTGATAAGGTCTCGATATTGTTGTCATTTGATCTGCATTCGTCATAGACATACAAAACTCCTTTATCAAGGTCTACAGCCCCGGCAATATACACCGCATCATCAGATAATCCGTAGTCAAACGCCACGATTCTCTTCCAATGTTTAGGAATTTCAAAGTCATCCACAACACAAGCAGCCGATTTCGGGTAAACTTTCCCCTCAGCGTAGAGGAATGAGCCGTAAATATAACGGTTTACCCACCACATCGGCTTGTTTTTTACGTTATTTTCAATGAAATTATCAGGAAGGAACTCATTTGCAGACGTACTCGTAACATGTGTACTTATAGCAGGGTCGGCTTTATCGGGGTCAACGTCATATTCGTCTACGATATCCCCGTGTTTATAGATATCGCTGGAAACGGTAAGAACATCGTTCTTGATCCACCCTGCAGAAGGATTGGATTCTATGATACCTTTCTGCCAGTTATGCTCCAGAAGAGGGATTTTGACCCCGTTCGCAGCGATCTTGTACTCGATATTCCCTTCTGCATCTCTTTTAGGAACTGTAGCAGCCAGATTCCTAAGTCTTGTTTTAAGCTGAACAAAGGATTGCTGTTTGACTTCTGAAGCCTCCACAATAAGGAATGAAGTCAGGTTATAGGACCTGAGTTTTTCAGGGTCATCATAAGGTCTGTACATGATCCTGTGTCCGTTAATGAAGTCAATGTACGCTTTCTGCGTATTGACCCGCCTGACAAAAGCTGCAGGAAGATCAGCTTCAAGCTCACGCTTGATAGTCTGTTCATACTGAGAAGCTACGTTAGCTCCTATAAGAGTGTTGCCGTTGGGTGTGAGGAACAGATGCTTGAATATCTCCTCACGGCTGGTCAGTGTCTTTCCAGAACCGTACCCTCCGAAATTACCTGTAAAAGTATGGTTATCTTTATGGAAAGCAAACTGATGAGCCTGAGGTACGTAAGTGTTCAGGTAAGTGTTACAGGAAGGATTTGAACACTCCTTCCAGAATTCTGAAGGTCCCCCACTGATGGCTTTTGCTGTTTTCCATGCTGAACCGCACCGAGGACATCTTTCAAGCATCAGTTCATCCTCTTCTCTGCTACATACCTATTAGCAATATCATTGTACTTGTCCAGGATCTCTTCATAGGTCTTACCTTCAGATTCCGCTTCCTGAATGATCTCATCCTGAGCTTTGACTATAGCTGCTGCTGTAAGGTCAAAGTCTCCCAGACGGATCTCAGGGAATACTTTCTTAAAGAACTGACTGAATCCTCCATCGAGCATGTCATACATATGCTCTCTGAAAGATTGCTTGTCGGGAACGTCTACCTCATCAAGGAACTGTTTGGTGAATCCTTCAAGACCGACCATCATCCTCATATAGATCTGTTCAAAAGTAGGTTCTTCTTTATCAAAGACCTGCTTATCGACACGAAGTTCAACTTCGCCTGATTCAACATCTGAAATAGTAATCTTCATGATATAGTACCTCCTGGTTTGGATTGTACTATATATAGTAGGCACTAGTCAAGAGGAGTCCCATATATTGTGTTTTAAAGGTCACCCCCACTACTATACGATGAAAAAATTTTTAGAAAACTTGATGGGATTTTATTAAAAAGAAAAAACAATAAAAAAGGAACCCATTATATATATGTATATAGTAAGAGTGTAGAATATAGTGAATTTTAAACCCACCCCCATACAGAATTACGTCAACAATTCCGAACACAGATCCTATGCACGACTATCACATATACTTATCGCCGATGCAAGGAAAGGTGGATAACTACATGTCTCGTCCCTCGACAAGGTAGTTATCTGTACTAGGTCAAACCAGGATCGTGGTGTTATGTACCAATACTGTGGTCATTAAATCAGTATGAAATACTGTGCCTCGTAACTCGGCAAGAGTATTTCAGTTATGCAGAATACGCAATCCTGAATTTTCCTTTGGAAAATTGGCGGTATGCGTATTCTGAATATTTATGCATATCCATACATATCTATTTAATTATCAGACTATTCTCAACCTTATCTCAAAATTGAGAATTTAATGCATTTTTGCATATTTTAACGAGTTGTTCACGACCCTAATTTTAGACCTTAAAAATTTGCCCTGATTTTTGATACCTTTTGGGTGTGATTTTTACCATTATTTTACTAATAATATATTTATTTATATTATATAAAAATATTATTAGTAAATATATGTAAAAAAACACACCTTAAGGGTATCAATTCTAAGGGTCATTTTTTAAATCAGCTTTTCAGCTACGTAGACAGTTATACACTGTCTACGGTGTGTTTTTTTATTATTATTCAATATGCTTCGCATTATGAAACCTAAGGTTTCATACTTCCTCATTAAGGCTCCTCGCCTTAATAATCCCGCCAACGGGAAGCCGTTGGATCCTATTATCGCACTCCACCATCGAACCATTACGCAGCACGACTACGATGCCAATTTTTATATTTTCAGCATTTATTCCCTACATCATAAGGTTTAAATACTAAAAATATAAAAATTGAAAGGTAACAATTACGAATAAATTCGTAATTGCTTTGTTCAAGGGGACACCTCGATTCGGTTTCCCCTTACGGATCCTACTGATAGGTTACGGGCTTAGTTCGAAAAGGGCTTGCTGTAGCTTGGACTCTACTTCCGAGTGAACCGGCAGAGTTTATTAGCACAACCGCTAAGAGCAAGCCCTTTTTCATACGGATCCTATCCTCTTCTGTTTCGGCATTATACCGTGAGCGAAAACCGAGTCGTACAGGGTCCAGATGGCTCCTATCCTTCTCCAGAAAAATTTTTATTTCTTATAAATTTGACAGTAGTTGAAATAAAAATTTTTCCTCCAAAGGGGAGCCACGATGAAAAATGTGGAAGTTCAGATCCAGTAGGTCTGACCATCCTACATTTTTCTATCGCCCTGTACAACCTCGCTGAAAACAGCACCAAGCTTTTACCTGCTTAACGCTGTGAGTGGGACCCAAACCCACTCTTCGCTACAGGTAAAACCTTGGGTGTTTTCTAGCGTTTTCTCTCCGGTACAGGGTACGTGTAAATAGTTAATTTATTTTTTATTTACGCTTGGTCAAAGCTTTGATTTAGCGTAGAAAGGAGTTCATCATGTTATTCACTAATTCAACTTATTCAAACGTTATTTGCAGCGATTGCGAAAACAGAGCTTGGTGCTCATTAGTAGATGTTATTAATTGTGGTATCGAGAAGTTCAACCTTACCGACAAATGTCTTACACCATATGACGCACCTAAAGTTCTCGATAAATATCTTGAAAGTGAACTTATCACCAGTGAGTGCTAAATGAGAGCCGAAAGGCTCTCTTTTTTATTAAGTTTTTATTCTCTATGAATTTTATTAGAAAGTGAGGTATTAGTTATGGCTATGATTAAAGATTATGTTGTTATTGATCACATCGGTATGATCGAAGATGATGTTGTAAGAAAAAAGTTATATAACACAGCATACAAACTTGCTGCTGAAGCGGGTTACAAAGGTAAGAACGCAGTTTGGACAACCAAGCGGATCTGCCAGGCTGTCAGTCCTTATGCTAAAGAGCAGACTGACAAGCAAAAGAATTATATTCGTTGCAACAAACACCCAAAACAGGTTTATCTCATTTGTGACTCTATCGATAACGATAAGGTCAACACAGCAATCTGGCTTTGGGAAACTAAAGCATTCGTACCAGTCAAGATCATATCAGCAGAAGAAGGTGTTATTGAAGACCCTTCTGAACTGGTTTACGGTATGAAAATCAGCAGAGCTAGAAGATGTGCAGCCATCTGGGGTAAAGCTCTTGGTTGGAGCTTCAGTGCTCCGCTCTTCAGAGATAACACTCCTCGCAACATTGACATGCAATGTGCGAGACCATCAGATTCTGAAGAGTCAGGGTCTTACGCAGCTGTTCGTTATACTAACGAAGAAAACTTCGTTAAATTCAATGTTGCAGTTGCACCAGAAGCTGAATGTGAAGCGTTCTTTGAACACTATGCATATTATCAGCAGACAGGTTCATTAGAGTTCGCTCTTGATCCTGGCTATAAGATCTGTCCTAAATGTGGCAGACCAGTTCATGAATCTGCTGAAACTTGTGATTATTGTGACACAATCTTCGAAGCGATCACTTGGGAAACGTTCTGGGATGATAGTTACGATGATACAGATGAGTTCAATTATGAACCACCTGCAGCTTCTGCTTCAATTCCAAGTTTTAACATCGATATTGACATAGATACCGTAGATTTTGCAACTCGTGAATATAAAAAATATCTTGCGGATTGCATGATCAGAGATTCAGGAAAATTCTACTTTCCTGAAGCTAACAACAGATTGGGAGCTTAACAGCTCTCAATCTTTTTTTTATGTTGCGTTTTTAACAACCAACACGATAGGTTATATCTTTTGTACCTAATAAGTATTTATACTTCATGAATTTTATAAATTACAAGGAGGTATAAACAATGTTCGAAACAATAATGATTGCAATCGCAATTTTAGTAATCACAACAGTAATCTTGATCACTCTGCATCTGATCCTGATCACGATACCAAATCGTAAGGAAGAGGCAGAATGGTTCGAGATGATGACAGACATCAGTCGAGCCAGACGTAACCATTACACAGCGGTACGTCACGATTACCGTTATAAATAAGTTTTTAAACTTTATGAATTTTAAAGTTTTGATTAAAGAAAGGATGTTGAAAATGAAAACGAGAAAAACATATTTGATAATCGAACTCCACACTAACCGGATCCTGCATACAAGCTACGACAAATTCGAATCCATGCAGTATTTCGACAAACTGTTGAAAGAAGGAAGAAAACAGATCACTGCACAGTGCATCTATCAGTAAGAGGTGAAGGAGATGAAACATTACAGAATTCGCAAACTGTCTCCACTTTGGTGGATGACGAGGGTGATGGGAGTTATCATTGCCCTCTTTGGTTGTTATTGTTGGATACTCCTAGGTTACGCATTAACCTAGATATTTTAACAAAGAATATAATTAAGTTTTTATTCTTTGTGATTTTTATAAGTTTAAGTTCAAGTTGATATTGAAAGGAGAAAAAAGATGAAACTGAACGAACTGATGAATGTAAAGAGAGCCGTTGAGATGCCTATGGGTAAGAACGAAGTTGTATTCGATCACATCGATTACAGAATCGACAGAGAAACAGAAGATATTACAGGTATCTTCGTACACGTTAAAGATTACAGACCTCTGTTCCTTCCATTCTTCGACAATGGACAGAACTTCCAGCTCGATCTGTTGCTTGACCAGCTCGGATGCGATAGCTATGCACCTGATGAGATCAACAAGTGCAAAGGAACAGTTATTGTAGCTCACAGATACATCCGTGAGACTGACACAGACACTTTCACTAACGTATCCTTCAACGCTAACTACAGCGAAGAAGCTATTCCTGCATAAATCACACTCCTTTCGTCAGCGAGGGGAAATCGCTGTCTGCTTGTCAACAGCATCGTAATTGACCGCAAGAGCCTGGGCGTAATCAGGCTCCTTTGTTTATTTTATAAAGGAGGACACCATGAAAAGAACCATTTCATTGATCATAGCAGTAGCAATGCTGCTGACAACCGCATTCGTTGTTCCTACAGCCACACATTCAAATGACGTATGTGCTAAAAGCAAAAGTAAATACGTCAAAATAAAGAAAACCACATGGAAAGAATACAAAGAAGCTTACACAGTTACGCTTCCGAACTATAAAAAGAAAGTAACCAGCCTCAATAAAACAGTTGCTTCGCAGAAGAAAACCATCACTGCGAGAAACAACACAATCAAAAACAAAGACGCAACGATTGCTTCACAAAAGAAGACCATCGATGCTCAGGCAGCTCAGATCACAGAAAAAGATGCTACGATCAAAGATAAAAAGTCAACAATCAGTTGGCTCTGGGATCAGCTCGAAGCATTCGGTTACTTCTACAATTATGATTCACATAAGTGGGAACCAAAAGAACAGGAATCAGAACCAATCGAAGTCCTCGATTTAGACAATGCACCTGATGTAGCCTTCCTGATCGAAGAACAGACAGATCTGCATGTAGATTCTGTAGCAATTATTGACTCATGGAAAACATGGTACTGCTACTATGTTCAAGCAGACGGTGATCTGTATGTTATTACAGTAAAGAACGAAGAAGTACAGGTTTGTACAATGCTTAACTAAAAGGAGGTAAACATGGATAAAGCATACGAAGAAGTTAAAAGAACCATCATGAGTGATGGTCATAACTTATCAACAGAAACCCTCCAGCTTTGTCTGGAAGCATTACGAATAGCAAAGGAAATAAAACACAATGGATATACCAATTACGTAACATGGCTGGCTGCAGCATACATTGATAATGATAAAAACACATATGACTTCTATGACCGACTACGGGAAGATCTGCATAAAATCGGAGAACCGGAAGAAAACGCTGTCGGGATAATCGCTCAAACCATGGAGATGGAATTCGGAGCACAGGCAGCTAAACTTGAAAACTGGACAAACAATGAAATCTGGTCTTCAGTCATCAATGATGCAAAATGCTCTATCAATTACTATGAAATAGCCAAAAATTTCTACAGCAGTTAGTATTTACGTTTTGTGATTTTTATTCCTTTTGCTATAGAAAGGAGTAAACATGATAATCACAATTTGTAATCAACAATTTGATACTGAAACAATAAATAACATAACAATAACCAACAGTAAGGTCCTTGTAGACACTGCAGAAGACTTTTATGATCTGCGTTGGAATTATGAAGAAGAAATAATCGCAGCGAAAAACTTCCTTGTATTTAAAGAAATAACGAAAAAAGAACTCCTTAATGCTGTAAATCTCATAGTCATGACATGCGATTATTTCATAAACAACAAAGACCAATGCGGATCATGTCCTTTGCAGAAAAAAGAAGGATGTGTTTTTACTTGTATACCAATAGAATGGAGGAAATAATATGTCATCTAAAACATTCTGCCCTATCATGACGATTGGATTTGATCCACCTGAAAAAGGAAAACGAGATCTTCGTCTATGCACAAAAGATTGCACATGGTACAATGTCTCGGAAGAAAAATGTGAACTCAATGTAATATCTGAATACATGATCAGTATTAATACAAACATCAGCGATGTATCAGATTATTTAAGTGACATGGCTCTTGAAAAAGCAATGGAGGCTGATACATATGACGATTTTGAAGTTGATGAAACAACGGCAGCTTACTATAGCGGATATCTCAAATAAACTTGACATATCTGCTTCACAGATCTATTATTGGAACAAACACGGTATCTCAAAAAACAACAAACATTTCTACAAATTAAAAGAACTGATCCCGGAGATCGTACCAAAAGAAGAAAAACTGACTTTGAATGGCGAAGTGGATAATCGCTACAAAGCAGGAAGACAAAAGAAAAAATTAAATCTGACAGAGACAGATCTAAGAGCCTCACCTGAAAAAGAATTTAAATCATCTCTGTTCCCAAAAGTTTATATAAAGAACAAAAGCTAAAAATTAGTTTTTGTTCTTTTTGATTTTTATTTAATTTAAGAAAGGAGACCATAATTATGGCTAAACTCAAAGTACTTGGAGATATGATTCAGATCAAAACATCCCTGACTGAATCAGATTTCAAAAAAATCAAAAACTATGCTCCTGAATCTCTAAAGGTAAAGGACGAAGACGGAAACGAAGTCTTCGGAGTAAGCATTGGTGATGCTCATTGGAGCAAGTACGGAGTAGCATTCTGCAGTAAGGACGCTCAGGGTAAGCTGTTTACAACGATCAATAATCCTGTAACAGACCACAGCGATCCTGAAGCAGAAAAGGCTGTTCTGAAAGAAAAGTTCGCTCAGACAGTATTCTACCTTGAAATGATCGAAGAAAACTTTGAAAAGATCAAGGCTGAACTGCTGGCTATGGAGCAGAACGCAGACCGCAGCATCGTAATGGACGAATAGAAAGGAGATCAACATGATTAAGGTTATTATCGGAACAAACACAGACCGCAAGCAGATTACAGTAGATCCTTCAAGAACACTGAAGGACGTACTAGATGAAAACAACATTGACTACTCCAGAGGTGGTATCCACCTTGATGGACTTGCAGTCGGTGGTGAAGGAATCAACAAGTCCTTCACAGAACACGGAATCACCGAAGATTGCATCCTGATCGCAGTTGTCAAGGGTGACGGTGGTTTGTACTAATAACAGAGGGTTAGAGATAACCCTCTAACCTTCGATTATTAATACAAAGGAGAGATAATTATGAACACATACATCAGAAATTTTAATAACGATTATGATCTGAAATACGATTTAGATGATACGTGTATTCTGTTCAAAAATGCATTACCTGAATTGGAAAATAGAGTAAGATTCAGATCAGAACGAGGATCGCTGAATATTCCATGTAATGGATTTATTCATATGATCTCACATATTGAAAGACTGTTTTTCCCAGAAGATATCACAAATCCACCATTTACAAACAAAACTTACATAAACGCAGTTCCGGCATTTGAATCAATGTATTATACAATTAAAAATAATGAATACACATTTGAATCAGGATTTGTATACTGCCAGGCTCCAAGAACAAGATATACCGAATTCAATGAAACACATCTTGAAGCATTAGAAGTAAATCTAAAAGAAGATAGTCATCACTTCTTAAAAATCTTTATGTGTAATAATGTTCTCTTTATATACACCAACAAATCTTTATCTTTTGAAACAATCATTAAATTAAAAATACTTCAATGGAACGTAACAAAAGAAAACATAAAAACAGAACAACCTAAAATATTTGAACTGCTCCAGGCATTTTTAGACAAAGATGTCATTACAATCAATACAATCATTGAAAAATTATTGAATTGTAAAGTTATTCTTGATTCAAAATATATGGATCTCAAAAAAGTATTCCAGCCAAAATATGAAAAGAAAATCGAAGAAACAAAAAACACTATTTCGAGTTATGAAAATGATTATCTTTATCACGAAAATCAATTATCAGCTCTCGTTACAAAGATAGTTGAATTGCAAACCAGTCTGGAATTCCTGAAAAAACAAGCAGAACAAGAAGAAGAAGATAATACAGATCTTATCAGATTCCTTGCAAAACATCCATACATTAAACATATTGAAAAAAAATCTCAAACCGCTGTTGACTTATATTTCGAAGCACCAATTTTATATTTTGATGATTATATTCTTAAACGAATCATACATAATCACACACCAGAAAGACAAAAAATCCTTAAAGTATTCCTTGATAACAAATATGAATTAATTACCAGATGTCAGATACGTTTTCATACAGATACATTTCAGATTTCAATACAGTATATCGGAGGAAATCCAAGACTTATTGGGCATCCACATATCGATATGTACGGTTGCTTCGGCAACCATAATCTTGCTTTACATGAAGCAGCAAGAGAAATCAACTATTTCGGTGCAATCGAACAGATCTCTCAGGCAGTATTGAATCTCAATTTTTCTGACTCAACAGTAATACAAGGTATGCTGAACTGGCTCATAAGTAATTCACATGTTCCAACATGGAGATCAAAAGAAACCGGAGTAATGCTCACAACAGAAGAATTAATGGAGGTTTACAATGAAGAAACTACGACTGACTCTTGATGAACAGGAACTAATGATACGAAATATCATAGATAAGTTCAATGAAGACTGTCATAAAAACATTACAACATTTGAATACACACAAAAAGATGTAAAAGACTTTCTGGAAGGTTTGACTAAAACTACAGTTAAAAAACCAACACTGCTTATTGATGAGACAGCATACACTAAAATGTATGAACTCGTTAAACAGTCACCTATCGAACTGCAGTGGCATATGATGATCAAGCGGGATTTAAAAAATAATACCTACACGATTTACGACATCCTACTGTTTCCTCAGACAAATTCAGGAACATCTACAACAACAGATCAGGATGAGTTCGCAAAATGGCAATCAAATCTGATCCAGGATATGGACTTCCCTCTCGAAGAACTCCGAGGACACGGACATTCTCACGTAAACATGAATGTTTATAGTTCAGGCATCGATGATGCTTATCAAATGGACCTGATAACCAAAGTAAAAGATGGTGATTATTACGTCTTCCTAGTTCTTAATAAGCGAATGGAAATGTACGCTTTGATATATGATTTCCATCAGCAGATCATTTTCGATACTAATGACATCAATATTCAAATCATTTCACATGATGGTGAAAACATCAAATCATGGTGTTCTGAACAAATCAAAAAATACTGTAAGAAACATAAATACTCATCAAACAAAAACTACCGCAACTCCTATGCAACAAGCAACTTAAAGATAGACAACTTTGTTCCACCTGAAGATGAACTCGTAATAAATAATATTAAACCAAGAAAATTTGGAAGGAGAAGATAATGAATCTTAACAAATCACTCGAATTCTTTGACCCAACAAAAGTCAATGGACGATGCCATGTAATCGGTTGTGGTTCGATCGGCAGTAACGTAGCAGAACTTCTTGCCAGATATGGTATTGAAGACATCGTAATTTATGACTACGACATTGTTGAGTCACATAATATCGCCAACCAGCTTTATACAGAAGCAGATGTAGGTAAAGAAAAAACAAAAGCATTATCTGAACTCTTATATAAAATTAATCCTAAACTTAAACACACTCTTGATATCAGAGGAAAATACGAAAATCAGATGCTCACTGATTATGTGTTTATGTGTGTGGATTCTGTGGAGGTGAGAAATGAAATTGTAAACAACATCAAAATGAACCCAATGGTAAAAGCTGTATTCGATTTCAGAACAACTTTATACGAAGGTCAGTGCTATTACGCAAACTGGTCAAAACGAAAAGATAAAGAAAGTCTAATCGAATCACTGAACTTCACTCACGAAGAAGCAATAGCTAATACACCGGTATCAGCCTGCGGATTCGAATTATCAGTTGCTCCTGTTGTAAGAATGTGTGCTCAGGCAGGAATCGCAAACTTCACTAACCTTATTAATGGAGCTGAAACAAAACACTTAATATTAATGCAACCTTATAGTCACTTCTACGAAGCAATTTAAAACCTATTACAAGGATATTTTCAGACACACATCTGAAAAGCTTACAATTAACAATTTAAGTGATACAACGTCTAGGAAGAGGAACGAAGAACCAAGTTGATCGTCCCCTGGAGGCAAGCAA